AACCAACCACAGGTGAATTTGTAACAGCTGGTTCAATTTATACAAATACAGATGGAACAATTTGGATGTATGCATAAAATTTATTATAATTAGTTATATGGGTATTATAAGCAGAAAACCACAAAATATAAAAGAAACGGAAAGCTCTTCAATTAACGAGGAGCTTTCGTTATCTAAACAAGAAATTGAATTATTGTTGAACATGATTCGTACAAACTCATTTCTAGGAGAACATGTTGAACCAATTTACAACATGGTAATCAAACTTCAAAAACAATATTTAAACATTAAAGATTAATGGTTATGTTCACATTAGCAGAATTAACATTGTTACGTCAAGCATTAGATGTAATTACAATCACAGGTAAAGATGCACAATATGTTGCACAGCTTCAAATGAAAATTGAACAGCAATTAACTCCTCCAGCACCAACCGAAACACAATCTAAAACGGCTCCTAAATCTAAATAAAACATATTTATATTAAATAACGTTACTGGCCGCAAGGAAGTAGGCATATACACGGCATAAGTGTATGTATCTAACCGTAACAATAAAGGAATATAAGTATGCCCTCATGGAAAAAAGTCATAGTATCAGGTTCTGATGCCTCTCTGAATTCAATAACTACCCCTGCAGGTACAATCAACAGTATTACAGCATCATATGCAACAAATGCTTTAACTGCATCATATACTCCCGCAATTGCAGGTACAGACAATTATATACCTAAATTCAATGGTTCAAGTGCACTAGAAAATAGTGTAATGTATGATGATGGTACTAATATTGGTATTAGTACTACTAGTCCTACAGAAAAACTTACAGTATCTGGTAATATTTCAGGTAGTGCTAAATTAACCATAGGAACATCCCACACCAACTCAGGAACATTATCCTCGATTGCCGGTGGTACTGGAAATATAGCATCAGGAAACTGTTCATTTATCGGTGGTGGTCAACAAAATACTGCATCTGGTGATACTTCAACAGTTAGTGGTGGATATCGCAATACAGCATCTGGTTATTGTTCAACAGTAGGTGGTGGTGACACTAACACAGCATCTTGTACTTATTCAACAGTAGGTGGTGGTCGTTCAAATACTGCATCTGGTTGTGGTTCAACAATAGGTGGAGGTACTCAAAATACTGCATCTGGTACTTCTGGTACAGTAGGTGGTGGTGGAGGTAACACAGCATCTGGTACTTCTGGTACAGTAGGTGGTGGTGGAGGTAACACAGCATCTTGTACTTATTCAACAGTAGGTGGTGGATCTGGCAACACAGCATCTGGTTATTGTTCAACAGTTAGTGGCGGATATTGCAATACAGCATCTGGTTATTGGTCAACAGTTAGTGGTGGATATTGCAATACAGCATCTAGTACTAATTCAACAGTAGGTGGTGGTAATACTAACACAGCATCTAGTTTTAATTCAACAGTAAGCGGAGGTACATACAACACAGCATCTTGTAATAATTCAACAGTAGGTGGTGGTTTTTTTAACACAGCATCTGGTTATAGTTCAACAATAAGCGGAGGTGCAAACAACACAGCATCTAGTTATAATTCAACAGTAGGTGGTGGTGGAGGTAACACAGCATCTAACTCATATGCAACAATAAGTGGTGGTCGTTCAAACACAGCATCTGAGTATAGTTCAACAGTAGGTGGTGGATATAATAATATAGCATCTGGTTATTATTCAACAGTAGGTGGTGGAGTTTTTAACACAGCATCTGGTACTCGTTCAACAGTAGGTGGTGGAAGAACTAATACAGCATCTAGTATTAATTCAACAGTTAGTGGTGGATATTGCAATACAGCATCTGGTTATTTATCAACAATAAGTGGTGGTCGTTCAAACATAGCATCTGGTTATAATTCAACAGTTAGTGGTGGATATTGCAATACAGCATCTAGTTATTGGTCAACAGTTAGTGGTGGTCATTCAAACACAGCTTCTAATTATTTTTCAACAGTTAGTGGTGGAAAATCTAACACAGCATCTGCTAATTATTCAACAGTTAGTGGTGGTTATACCAATACTGCTTCAGGAACATATTCAGGTATTTTAGGTGGGTGCGGAAATACTGCATCATGTGCCTGTTCGTTTATAGTGGGTACACAGATTACAACAGATAGAGTTTGCACAACATTTGTAAATAATCTTTCTATTAAAAATGTCCCAACATCTGCAGCTGGTTTGCCTGCTGGTTCTGTTTGGTCTAATGGTGGAGTTTTAAATATTGTCTAAAACAATTTGGATATTTAAAAAATAATTCTTATATTGTAGTTATATTAAATTTGTTATGGAAAAAAAATATTCAATTTTTCACATTGAAGGTGGTTTAGGAAAACATATTGCAGCAACTGCTGTTGCACGTTGTATTAAGAAAAATCATCCCGATCGTGAACTTATCATAGTTTGTGCTTACCCACAACCCTTTTTAAATTTAGATTTTGTGTCTCGTGTATATAGAATAGGTACTACACCATATTTCTATAAAGATTATATTGAAGAAAAAGATTCACTTATATTCAAACACGAACCGTATTTCACAACAGAACATATCCATAAAACACTTCCACTAATTGAAAATTGGTGCAAGTTATATAATTTGAAATATAATGGTGAACAACCTGAAATTATATTTAACAATAGAGAATTACAAAAATATCGCCAAATATGGCGTTCTGAAAAACCTGTATTTGTAATCCAATCAAATGGAGGTCTGTTAGCTACAGACAGTGGTTTACCATATAGATGGACTAGAGATATTCCATTTAACGTTACTCAAGCAATAGTAAATCGTTATAAAGAAGATTACACAATTTATCAAATTACTCGCCCAGGATCCCCAGTAGCACCAGGAGCAATTCAAGTTTCACATGAAATGACTTCAATGGAACTACTTTCTGTATTGTTGTACTCAGAAAAACGATTATTAATTGATTCTTCTTTACAACATGCCGCAGCTGCTTTAAATTTACCTTCAACTGTATTGTGGGTTGGAACATCACCAAAAGTATTTGGATATGATCTACACGATAATATTGTTGCTGAAATTCCTGAAAATCAAAAACTTCCAGATAGTTATTTCTTTGACTATGATTTTGAAGGTCAAGTTCATGACTATCCATTTATAGAAGAAGAAATATTTGATTTAGATACAATTACAAAATCACTAACAAGACAAAGTTTATAATGCAAAAGTTATTTTTTCAATCATCCTTGCCTAGAGCAGGATCAACCCTATTACAAAATATTATAGGACAAAACCCCGATTTTTATGTTACACCAACCTCTGGTGTTCTAGAACTCGTTTATGCTGCACGTAACAACTATTCAACCTCAGCTGAATTCAAAGCACAAGATTCTGATTTGATGCGAGAAGGATTTAAACAATTCTGCCATGATGGCGTTACTGGTTTTTTTAAAGCAGTAACAGACAAACCATATGTAATGGACAAAAGTAGAGGATGGGGCTATCATAGAGATTTCCTAGATTTCTTCTACCCAGATCCAAAAATTGTATGCATGATTCGGGATCCTAGAGCTATATTTTCTTCTATGGAAAAAAACTTTAGAAAAAACCCCGAACAAGACAAAGGTATAGTTAACCATGCAGAGATGGCAGGTGTAACCACTGAACAACGCATTGATACATGGGCAGCAGGTGTTCCGGTAGGAATGTCACTACAGCGTTTATATCAAATAGTAAAAGAAGGAAATGACCAAAAAATGCTATTTGTAAAATATGAAGATCTAATGAAAAACCCACAAGGCGAAATGGATCGAATCTACAAATATTTAGATATTCCTTCATATACCCATAACTTTGATAATATCCAACAAATTACCCAAGAAGATGATGAAATATATGGTGCATATGGAGACCATACAATTAAACCAAAATTAACCCCAGTAAAACCAGATTGGAACGAAGTACTAGGAAAAAGTGCAGCTGCATGGATTCGTAGTAATTATACATGGTTCTACGAATATTTCGGATACGTATAATATATATAAATAAAAGACAATATGACAACAGGATGGACAATTCCCGGTATGAAACGCTTAACCGATGATGGTTTAGTAGTACAAGCAACTTATATCTTTCAAGCACAGGAAGGTAATTTTATTAATAGAAAAGTAGGTGATATGACATTTACTGGAAGTGTAGATGAGCCTGGCTATATCCCCTATGAGGATCTTACTCAAGATGATGTATTGAATTGGGTATTTACTAGATTAGGAGATGAAAAAGCAGCTATTGAAGCAGATGTTACTTTAGCTACTGAAACACAATATTCCGCGTCATTAAATAATCCATACTCAAACGGAGTTCCTTGGAACAATTAATACAAAATTTAAATAGTTATGATTTATTGGTTTACCGGACAGCCTGGAGCAGGTAAAACTGTTTTAGCAACTGCTCTAAAACAAGAAATGGACAATACTTTCCACATTGATGGAGATGATTTACGTGCCATTTTTGACAACAAAGATTATAGTGAAACTGGTAGAAGAAAAAATATTGAGCTAGCGCAACAACTAGCTCATTTTCTTTACAATAAAGGAAACAACGTAGTTGTATCCCTTGTTTCACCATACAAAGATCAACGTGAAGAATTTAAAACAAAACTTGGAGATTCAATCAAAGAGTTTTATGTTCACACTACTGAAATACGAGGACGAGAAAATTTCCATGTTGAAAACTATCAACAACCAACAGAAAATTATCTTGATATAGATACTACAAATATTTCCATTGAAGAATGTTTAAACAAAATTAAAAGTTATGCAAAATTGGACCAAGAAAGTACACGTACAATCATCCCTACAATCTAAACCAAACCAATACTCTTTATTTATTGGTCGTTGGCAACCATTACATGATGGGCATAAAGCTCTATTCCAACAAGCTTTAGATGAAGGAAAAAATGTTTGGATTGCAATCCGAGATGTTGAAACAACTGAATCAAACCCATTTGATGCTCAAGAAGTACTTAAAAATATTGAAACCGAATACAAAGAATTATGCGATCAAGACAGAGTTAAAGTTAGCATCATCCCTGACATATGTTCAGTGGAGTTTGGTAGAGGAGTTGGCTATGATATCATTGAACATATACCTCCCACACAGATAGCTGAAATATCAGCAACAAAAGTAAGAGAACAAATGCGTAAAGAAGGTAAACTATGAGAGAAGATAAAAAACATGCAATGGTCCGCCATATATTAAAAACACTTTCTTATCGTATTTTAGGTACATTAACAACAGTGTTTGTTGCTTATTCATTAGGTGTATCACTCGAATTATCTTCATTGCTTGGTGTAGGAGAATTATTAATTAAACCTGTATTATATTTTTTCCATGAACGCATTTGGTACAAATATATTCGAATAGGAAATAAAAAATAGCATTTTTCCGGTTTCTCATATATTTATAAATAAATAAAAACATTTAAAAATGGCTTTACAAGTAACAGGATCTTTTAGATTATCAAACGGTACATTTGAAATTGACGTTATTGAAGAATAATTCAAAATCAAATCAGCGAGTTAGAAATGGCTCGCTTTTTTTGTGGGCATACATTTGGAAACATGTAATTATTTTTATATAATATAATGAAAGGACAACTTATGACAACAACATCAAGAAAACTAGATAAAGAACATCTAGAATCACTTCAAAATCTGCGAGAATCGTTTGCTAAGAATGCGTCTCAACTAGGTAGCGTAGCATTGGAACAAATGGCTATGATTCGTCGATTAGACTTCTTAAACGCAGAGCAAGAACGGTTATATGCAGAATTTGAATCATTGCGTGAACAAGAACAAGACTTGATAGAAAAAATGCGTGAACGCTATGGTGACGGACAAATCAACATTCAAGAAGGCACATTTACTCCCGCAGAATAATATGTTTGGCACCAACTAAACATATTTATAAATAAAATAAACAAGGAGTATAATAAATGGCAGAAAGAATAGTTTCACCAGGCGTATTTACGAACGAAGTAGATCAATCGTTTTTAGCAGGTGGCGTAGCACAAATTGGTGCAGCAGTCGTAGGACCAACAGTAAAAGGTCCAGCATTAATTCCTACAAAAATTTCTTCTTACAACGAATTTGTTAAAACGTTTGGATCTTATACAGATGATTCATATGTACCATATGTTGTTCAAGATTATTTGCGTAATGGGAATGTAATTACAGTAACACGTCTTTTATATGAAGATGGTTACAAATTAACTAATGGTGCATTAGCAATTATTGCATCATCGGGTTCAGGTGCAACTAAAGTTGAAGTAGTAACTCACGTATTGCATCCAACTCAAGCAGTAACATATAATGCAACTACAGCATTATTTGAAGATTCAGTTTTACAAGATGCTGGTTCAGGATCATTTGCAATTAAATTATCAGGTTCATATTCAGCGCCGTCAAACAACGCAATTGGATTTGATGGATCGTTTTTAGTTGCAGAAGGTATCGCAATTTCTTCATCAATTGTAAGTACATCAAACAAGTATGTAACAAAAGTATTTGGATCAGGTCCGAAATCAGTTGACTATCCAGTATATGTTCAATATGAAAATAAATCTGCGGCAGATGCATTTAACAACTTAGCAGATGTAACAACGAAATTAGCAATTTTATCAAACTACGAATTTTTGCAAGATTATTCAACAGCAGCAACGCCATGGATTACATCTCAAAAAATTGGTAGCATAACAAAAGATTTAATTCGTTTCCATACATTATCTCACGGTACTGCAATTAACCACGAAGTTAAAGTAAGCATCCGAGACATTAGAACAGCAGACGAAGTTTCAGATCCAAATGGATACGGAACATTTACAGTTGAAGTTCGTCGAGTTAATACTACGGATATTAAGAATTCTCCATTTGCATCTCAAGACACTGATAAAATTCCTGAAGTTGTAGAGACATTCTTAAATGTAAATTTAGATCCAGATTCGCCAAAATATATTAGTAGAGTAATTGGTGACAAATATCAAACAATTAATGATTTGAATGAAATTAGAGTTTCAGGTGATTATCCGAATAAATCTAATTTTATACGAGTTGAAGTTGATAACGGCGTTTCAAATAAAACTAATGAGAAAACATTGGTACCATTTGGATTCCGTGCACTAAGCTCACCAATGCCAATGGCAAGCGGTTCAGTTAATTTCACAGCAACAACATATAAAACATCTCAAGTTCAAACTACATATTCTAAAAACAATTATTTTGGATTTGACTTTACAGTTGCAAACAACTTGAATTATCTAGCACCAATACCAACATCAGGATCAAACACAGGTAGCAATGTTGATTTTTATTTAGGTAACGTAAGTCAAGATGCATCAGCTGCTTTCCCAACGTCAGCAACAGCTTATTCAGGTTCATTAGAAACTGCATTAATAGCAGGAACATTTACAGACAATATTTCACAATATACACGTAAATTTATTGTACCGATGCAAGGTGGATTTGACGGAGCTCGTCCAAACTTACCAAAATATTCAGGAACAAATATTACAGCAGCAAATACATTTGGATTTGATTGTTCTGGTACAACTACTCCTGGTACAAAAGCATATGATAAAGCATTTGCATTATTAGCAAATTCTGAGTACTATGATATTAACATGTTAGTTACTCCTGGTATTATTGATAGTTTACACTCAATAGTAACTAGTGCGGCTAGAAACTTGGTAGAAGCTCGTCAAGATACATTCTATGTAATGGATTCAAATGCATTGACAGACAGTTTATCAGATGTAGTTTCTCAAGTAACAACAATTGACAGCAATTATACTTCAACATATTGGCCATGGGTTAGAATTGTTAATCCTTCTAAAAATGTTCCATTATGGGTACCACCTAGTGTTGTAGTACCTGGAGTATTAGCATTCAATGATCAAGTTGCTGCACCATGGTATGCACCAGCAGGTTTGACTCGTGGAGGTTTAACAACAGTAACTGATACTTATATGAATTTATCTCAAGCTAATCGAGATACATTGTATGAAGCACGTGTTAACCCTATTGCGAACTTCCCTAACGAAGGACAAGTAATTTGGGGTCAAAAGACTTTACAGGCTCGCCCAAGTGCATTAGACCGTGTAAATGTTAGACGATTATTGATTGCAGTTAAGAAATATATTGCTTCATCAACTCGTTATTTAGTATTTGAACAAAATAACACTGCAACAAGAAATAGATTCTTAGCAATTGTTAATCCTTATTTAGAACAAGTAAGAGCACAACAAGGTTTATCAGCATTCAAAGTGGTAATGGATGGTACAAATAATACACCAGACGTAATAGATCAAAATATTATGTATGGACAATTATTCCTTCAGCCAACAAGAACGGCAGAATTTATTATTTTAGATTTCAATATTCAACCGACAGGGGCAAGTTTCCCGGAATAGTAGGTTAGAATAAAATTTTAGTAAAAGGGTAGGACTTAGGTTCTACCTTTTTTACTTTGCTGATATTTATATTAAACATAAGGAATATAGAAATGGCATTACAAGATCAAATCAATCCAAACTTAGCATTTGCGAATGATAATGAGATATTTCAAACAGCATATCAGTGGGAACCTAAAAAATCCCATCAATTTATTATGTATTTAGGCGATGTTCCATCTTATTTGATTAAAGCTTCAGCTAAACCTCAAATATCTAACGGTGAAATTGCATTAGATCATATCAATGTTAAACGATATGTAAAAGGTAAATCAGTTTGGAATACAATCACAGTATCATTATATGATGCAATTGTTCCATCAGGAGCACAAGCAGTAATGGAATGGGTTCGTTTACATCATGAATCAGCAACAGGTAGAGATGGATATTCATCATATTATAAAAAAGAAGTTCGTTTACACCAATTATCTCCACTAGGCGAAGTAATTGAAGAATGGATTTTGCACGGGGCTTACATTACAGATTCTAACTTTGGATCTTTAGATTGGGGTTCAGAAGATGTTGTTAGCATTGAATTAACATTGAGATATGATTGGGCTTTCTTAAACTTCTAATCATTATGATATTATTTTAAAGGGGCTTTATTGCCCCTTTTTTACTGTACTTATATTTATATTAAATAAGTTATAAGGACAAATAATATGGCATTAACAGACAGAGTTAACAACGACAACATTATTAATTTGGCTCGTCAGCAATACGAAGCTAAACAAAAAAGTAAATTACCTACAGTTATAGTAAATCTTCCGAGTCAAGGAAAAATTTATCCGAAGTCACATCCATTAGCCCACGGTACGGTCGAAATGCGATATATGACTGCATATGATGAAGATATATTAACAAATGCATCTTATATTCGAGAAGGCTTAGTTTTTGATAAATTATTAGAAGCTATTATCATTACTCCAGTTAATGTAGATGATATTGCTACAGTTGATAAAGATTGTTTAATTATCAATGCACGTATATTAGCATATGGTTCTGATTATCCTGTAATAGTATCTGAGCCTAAAACGGGTAAACAACTTGAAAAAACAGTTGATTTATCTAAAATACAACATGTTCCATTTAATTTAGAAAATGATGAAAATGGTGAGTTTGAATATAAAACTGATAAATTTACATTGAAGTTTTCATATTTTAATACAGGGACAATTAGTGATATAACGATATCAGGTTTATTGAAAAGAATTATTCGAGAAGTAAATGGTAAACGTGATTCTGCAGAAATTGAAAACTTTCTTCGTTACGAATTGTTATCTCGAGATTCAAAACAATTTAGAGAATACTATATAAATAATACTCCTAGTTTAGATTATAACTATGAATTCGAAGGTGAAGATGGGAGCACCTTCAAAACTACCTTTCAAGTTGGAACAAACCTTTTTTGGATTTAATCCAGACGACCGAGTAAAGTTACATGATAATATATTCAATCTAATTTGGCACGGTGACGGCCGATGGGATTGGGATACTATATATCATATGCCTATATTTTTACGACGCTTTTATATTAAAAAAGTAACTAAAATTCTAGAAGAGCGAGAAGATGCTCGTGAAAAACAGCGAGAAGCTATAGAACAGCGTAAAAACAACAAAAATCCTAGGCGATAAATATTTATATTAAATGGAACTAAATCTATGAGTCTAAGCCAACAAAATATCATTTCTAAATTAAAACAACAACCTAGACACGGTATGGCTGATGATATAGGCGGCATAAAACTATTAGCTACACTTAAAACTAGTTTCACTGAGTTAACTCCATTGTTAACAATGTTCAATGACGAAAACGTTCAAATGAATGTTGGGTTATCACGAGTATTGGGAACAGCTGAAAGTTTAATTGAAAAATTCAAAAACTATACTGCTGAAGTTAATATATTAGAACAACGAAATAAAGAATTAAATAAATCATTTGGCATTAATAGTATTGCCGCAGCTAAGTTAAGTAACGAAATAACTACTTCTGCAGAAAAGCTAGGCGTATCAACAGCACAAATGAAAAAATATGTTGGTAGCATTAAAAGTATTGTTCCAACGATTGATGTATTAAAAGCTCAAAGCAACGATTACTATCAAGGATTAGCAAGAGTACAGCAAGTACTAACTACAAACTTAGGCTTAACTGAAGAACAAGCAGCTTCATATTCACTATTTGCAGGACAAGGCGGTAAAAATGCTGAGGATCAACTAGCTTCTCAAGCAGCACTAGCAGCAGAAATTGAACGTACTACTGGGATGCAAGGATCATTTAAAGTGATTAGTGAAGGGATTGCAGAAACAACAGCAGATCTTCAATTACAATACGGCCGAATACCAGGAAGTTTAGAAGTTGGTATATTAAAAGCCAAAGCTTTGGGGTTTGCTATGGCTGATTTGAATAAAACGGCTGACAACTTATTAAATATTGAGTCTAGTATTGGACAAGAATTAGAATATCAATTATTAAGCGGACATCGTTTAGTTGATACTAAAGGTAAAAGTTTAACTAATTCGTATCGAGAAGCCACATTGCAAGGAAATGCATCTAAACAAGCAGATACATTGAATACAATTTTAGAGCAAGAAGGCGATACGTTAAAAAATAACTTGTTTGCTAGAAAGCAAATGTCTGAGTTATTAGGTATGGATGAAGCTTCATTATCTCGTGCATTACAGAAAAAGTCTATCTTAGAAAGTCTTCCAGGAGGAGAATCATTATTTAATGAAACCGGAGACGCTCTTTTAGAAGCAGCTAAAACAGCTGGTGCTACTAAAGAACAAATAGACGCATTAGTTAAGTCTGAAGATACTCGTACAACGGACCAAAAGATTGAACAAACTTTAGCTATGATGGTTGATAAAGGAATTAAAGCTCAACTAGTAGACCAAGTAGGTGCAGTAACTGGAGCAAGCACAGCTTCGACTCTAGCAGCAAAAAATATAAACATGCCAGGTGCTGGAGCATCATCTGGTGCTATAACAGCATTAGGTAGTCAACAAATTGGTGTCGACTATGTACAAGAAATGGATACCGCATTAAAAGCTGCAAAAGATTTTTTTAAAAACTTTGTCGAAACAATAACTAATGCTAATAATTATAAGTTAGATAAATCTAAATTAGCAACAACTAAGAACGTCGACGCTACATTTGATGACTTTATTGCAACACCGACAGGTTATGGCGATCGAATCTTATTAGCTGGCGAAGACACATTTGCATTGAATAATAATGATACAATTGTTGGTGGAACTAATTTAGGTGGAGGTGGAGGTGGAGGCGACGATAAATTATCACAAGTAATGATGCAGGTAGGCGCAATGATTGTAAGTGCAATTAATCGCAAACAAACAGAACAATTATTTAGTGGTGGAATTAATGCACCAACATATGGATAACAAATATGAGTAACCCAACAATAGGAAAAATCACCGGAATTCCATCATCAGCAATATGGTCTCCATTACCTGCACAAAATACTAATATTACAACAAAAAGCACTGGTAAACAACTATTAGGCTTTGCTGCAAATGCCGCATCATCATTTACAGGTATTCCGCAGATATCTCAAATAGCAAATAGTAGTTTTGCTAAAGAAGATAGTTTGTCAGCAACATATTCAACATTACCATTAGATAAACTATATGCACCACAGTTCATTCAATTATCTGATTTCAGATCTAGAATTAATGTAGATAGCTCAACTAATTTAAAACCAATTGACAAAGTAGCAGCATTCTTATCAACTCGCAGACTCGATGGTACTAGCGCATTAGCACGTGGAAGTTATACTGCAGGAGCTTATGCAGCTGCATCTGTAACTCCAATTGGCGCATATTCAATTTTCAACTTGAACGGTAATGGATTAACTGGTTATGGTTGGGGAGAGCATGATAATCCAAATGCATTACGCAATGATTTTACTATGCGAAGTCATGTTGCAACTCGATGGAAAAAAGGAGAATTAGATGTAGCAACAGGAAAACTTGGTAAAGGAACTTGGGCACCAACATTTAACCCGGTTGAACGAATTACGCCGTTCCGAGGAGACCGTGTAACTGTTATTGATTTTTCACAAAGATCTGAAAAGCAAGCATATTTATGGAACCCTATTTCATTGAATGGATTTGATGGCGCAGTTGGCGCCGCATTAAATGCTTTAGGGCTAGGTGGAACTACTCAAGATTTTATAAAATTTTATTTTACAGGCCCAGCTCTTCATAACAATGCAGCAGTTGGCACAACTGATGATATCATAGTATTTAGAGCAACATTAGGATCATTATCCGATTCATTCCAAGCAAATTGGACACCAGTTAATATGATTGGTAGAGCAGATCCAAATTATCAATATACAGGATATAGTCGAGATGTAAGTTTAGATTTTACGGTATATGCAACAGATAGAGACGAATTAAAACCGATATACAGAAAGTTAAATGCACTAGCAGGTTATATGGCACCAACTTATCTTAAAGATAGTATTGCAATGCAAGCCCCATGGATGCGTTTAACTATAGGAGATTTATTTCATCAACAACCGGTAATTTTAACAGCATTAGATTATACATTAGTCGACCAAGATACAACATGGGAAATTAATATTGAAAAAGATCCTACCATGATGGAAGTGCCACATAAAGTAACAGTAAGATGTAGCTTTACAATGATATCTGACTTCTTGCCACAAAAAGGCGGAAGATTCTATTCATTGGCAAAAGAATATGATAGTAGCGGAAATCCAATTGCAGGAAATTCAAATTGGTTAAGTGACTCATTAGACAATGTAGATGCAATACCAGATGTACCACAAGATCCAAATTCAGGCACAAGCATTGGTCGAGGAAAAGGTAGATTTTCAAGAGGAAAAGGAAAAATATGAGTAGATATGCAACAAGCAGAGTAATTACTGCTAACAATGAAAAACGATATCAATCAACAACAATAGTCCCAGTATTACCATTTTCTGAGTCTGATACTTATATTGTAACAACTAGTGTAGAGCGATTAGACAAATTAGCTAATACATTTTATAATGATTCGTCTAAATGGTGGGCTATTGCAATAGTAAATGGATTGGGTAAAGGAACATTGATGGTACCTAGTAATTCTAGATTAAGAATACCTAGTATAGCAAACATACAACAAATTATTAATAACTCAAATAGTTTAAGATGAGTAATATATTCTATTCAGAAGTAGATCCTAATTTACAAACAGAGTTAAACTATCGAGGTAACTCTGGTAAAACTCGTACTACTGAAGATATTAATTTCATGGTTAGTAAACTTGCTAATGTACAGTTAACAGCTTATGAAGATAATAAACCAGATCCTAGTAAAATTGTAAAAGACCATGGAATATTAGGAGGACAATTAGTTCGAAGTGGTAGATATTTGCCAAGCGGATTTTTATCAAAACAAGATTATACATCAACGACAGTTGAATTTGTCGACGACAAAAATATTAATATTGTAAATGCTACCAGAGCTCTTCGAGGACAAAAATCATTAACACCTGGCCAAGCATTTTCTCAAGTAAATCATTCAATTGATGAGTCATACCGAATTGGTCCATATGTTACTAGTGTTGATATAACAATCGGCGACCATTCAATGGGTTTATTGAATAAAGCTACAGTTAATATATCAATACCAAACCCCGGTAGAGATTTAGATGCCATGGAAGATACGTGGTTTCGCCCAGGACGTTATGTTAAGATACAAGTAGCTCAAGCTGACTCAGCAATTTTATCTAGGGATTCTGAAGGCAATGCTGGACTATTAAGTACAACTTCAATTCCTATTAAAGACAAATTAAAGGAACTATATCCTAATTGGGATATTGATAAACTAGAAAAAGAAATTAGAAAGATGAATGAATATTCATTTGAAGGATTAATAACCTCATTTGAATTTTCATATCAATCTAACGGACAGGTTGATGCTACGCTTTCACTAACCGGTACTAGTAATGTATATACAGATGTATCTATGTGGATGCAAACTCCAACAAAAAAAGATGATGTAGCTAAACCAAAAGTAGACACCGATCCAGTTATTGGAGTAGTGAATATACCAACACAACCAGCAGTAAGTGGTCCAACTGCAAATACAGGCTCAGTTGTAACTAAAAATGAATTTTATGATAAACTATATACACAAGTTGATTCATTGATCAATGAAGCTCGATACTTAGATGGTTTTGAATTAGTTAGTAGTGGCATAGTTCAATTTAAAACTAGCACTTCTAATAAAACAAACACTACAGATCAATATATTTTATTTGGCGAACCGTATCAACAAACATTATCACAAGCTGCAGCTGCTGGCGCTAGCACAAGTAAATTTAACCGTTATATAACATTAGGAGCTTTAGTCCAATTTTTAAATGATACAGTTGTTAATAAAATTACAGGATCAGCTACAAATGCTCAAGTTATATGTGATACTGAATTTAGTTGTTGCAACTATTATTCATTATTAACATCATGTATACCAGACCAAGTTTTACTATTGCCTGAAACAACTAATAGTGCGGATGGAATGAATGTATATGGAACGGAATTAACATATTACAAATATATCAATGAAAATTATAATGCAAATTCAGAGAGGTTAGCACAGTGGCCAGGTGTCCATACAAATTCTGCTGCAGCTGACACTAATAAAATTTACGGATCTAGAATTTTCATTAATTTAGAAACAATTCAAAAGATATTAAATGGTGAAGATGGTAAGTCTGGATTAACTGCAGGCGGAACAAAAAGTTTCTCACTTAAACAGTTTATAGCAACTGTTAGTAGTAAACTAAATTATGCTACTGGTGGGTCAATTTCAATGAAATTAATCACGCATCCATTAGATGAAACTAAATTATTGCTTAACGATTCTAAATATTTAAAAACCCCTTTGTTAGGTGATCCTGGAAAACCTGTAATTGTTACTCCGTATGAGATTCCTATGTTTGCAAATCATAAGAATGGAACAATTGTCCGCGAGTTTAAAATGTCAGCAACATTACCGGAAAATGCTAAAAATTTATCTTATGTATTAAATGAAGGTGACGAAGTAACTGAAGAGGAAATTGCACCATATATGAACATGATGTACAATGCAAAAGATCCTGATTCAATTAATAAGGTAATGCAAAAGTATAAAGATAAACATGCAAATATTAGAACTCAACTTATTGATACAAAAAAAGCATTTGGAAATGCCCCTACGATCCCGGAGAAAAGCCAAGCTCTTTGGAAAGCATTATCTTCATATATAAAATATCCAACAGATGACATCCGCAAATCGCAACAAATGACCGCGCCAATATTTCCATTTAGTGTTGACTTTACAATCGATGGTATTAATGGGTTTAGATATGGCGATGTATTACAATTTGTTGGATTACCAAAAAAATATCGAGAGAATACGGTATTTAGTATTATAAGTATAACACATACAATAGGAACAGACGGACAATGGACATCTGCGATTAAATGTATAATGAGACCGAGTATAAGCTAATGAGATTTAAACTATATTATACAGCTGATGAAATAACAACTAATTTATATACATCTGGTTCTGAATTTATGACCGAAGATAATATAGAGTATCGTGGATTATATCATAGTTATATTACCGGAGAAGTATATACCGGGGCTGAATGGAATTCTAAAATATCAAAAAAACTTATTAAATGGCGTGATGTAACAACTAAGAATGCTGTATATCAAAATCTGAAGCCAGCAGAATTAGTATTTGATGTGCCGAGTCCAACAATTATATCAATAACTATACAACATATTAAAGCAGGTTTAATTGATCGTTATTTCATAAAAAAATATAATGACACACATATAATGGAAATTGATTTAACTCAGTATGAAAAATGGCTATCAAAAAAAATTGATTCTGTTGTTTATTCAGCTGTTAAAATTCCATGGTCTATAACCGGCCCTATAGATGATGAATTAGTAAATGGTACATTAATTAAAGGAATTAGAAATAAGAATTTGTTACAAGTTATTTCTGCAAATAGTAAAATGCCAGGATTATCTAATTTCTTAACTAACCCATTACAATTTTATCAAGATACATCATTTACGATTCCAAAAGATATCAATGAATAACTTGGATTTCTGAAAATTTATCTTTATTATACATATGTATGATAGTAGATACTGAAGATGAACTAAACGGATTATTCGAATACATACAAGGTCGTAAAACTTTGTTAGTCCCTATATTAGCGGATTCTCAGAAACATGCTTCAATTAATAGAGTTTCGTGTATATACATTTATACCGAAGATGATGTAGAACGCATTGTGCCTATCAATCATACAGAACAAGTACGCCCCTTCCAAGAACATTTACAACGGTTTCTAGATCTAACTGACATCTTTGTTTATGATAAAAAACAGTGGCTTCAAATAGGAGGTAATGGGTCTGTATGGGATGTAAAGACTTTGTGGTGGTATACTTATAATGAAGCATATGATGAAACTCATTATTATACGCCAGCTCATCAGTTTTATTGGAGGCGACATACCGCATTACCAAATGTAAATGCAGTAATACCTTTGATGCAACATTTAGCAATGTGTCAAAAAATTAGAAAGTATGCTTGGCCAATGTGTATGAATGTCAAACTTACAGATTCATATTTATTGTTTAATTCTACATATCCGACAACATTTGCAGACATAGAACGAAATGGTCTTCACGTTACGGCAGACTTTAAAATGCCGGAGCTTGTTACAAATGAATTAGTGTATACAAATTATCATTATCATACAACGACAGGACGACCTAGTAACGCATTTCGAGGATTTAATTATGCGGCCATGAATAAAGAAGATGGAACAAGAGATTCATTTGTAACTAGATTTGAACGAGGTGCATTAGTTGAAATGGACTTTGATGCATACCACGTAAGGTTAATTGCTCGTTTAATTGGCTATGCATTACCAGACGGATCAGTGCACGAATATTTTGGTAGATTTTATTTTGATAGTAAACAATTGACTGATGAGCAATATGAACAAAGCAAACAAATCACGTTCCGTTTATTGTACGGAGGTATTGACAAAGAATTTTTAGAAATTCCATTTTTCAAAAAAGTAAATGATTTTATTTATGATTTATGGCGTCAGTGGAAAGCAAAGTCATATATAAAAACGCCAATATTAAAAAGAAGAATAAGTTCAGATGCTGTACAGAACATGACAGCAAACAAATTGTTCAACTATTATTTACAAGCAACCGAAACAGAAGTGTCTGTACAGAAACTACAAGCAGTTCAACGAGTATTGCAAGGTCATGAAACTTGCATAATACTTTATACATATGACTCCGTTTTATTTGATGTTCCATTAACCGAAGCTAAAGAAATGCTACCTGCAATTAAAAATGCATTAGAGGCAGGCAATTTCCCGGTAAAAGTTAAAGTTGGCAATATTTATAGTAAAATGGATACTATCTCGTTATGAACATCAACTCAATACTAACAGAATGGCAATTTAGACTTCCGTCAGGATATCCAACTCAAGCATCTGACTATAAACTTTTAGAACAAATATTAGTTGAACAAGGGGTAGATTCAGAAGAAGCTGAACAAATTGCACAGCGTGCTCAAAATGCTAATGATACAACAGCTTCTAGATTTAATGAAATCGGATTGTCAGACAATATAGTTCAACAAATTGAAGCAATCTATTCAAATTTTAGTCCTCAAGAACGTAGTGACTTTGACAAAAATTACAGAACACATTCAGTACAATCATATATACAAGGAGGCTATCGTCCATTTCAGAAGTTTTATACTGTAATTGATACAACTAAAACTGCGGGTGCGATGGGTAAAGGCGAAGTACAAACATTGTTAGCAGTTGCAGGATCTAAACCAGGCGGCACTGCACAACATGATATTGTAATGGCAGAAGGTGAGTGGGAGATTAAAGAAGTTGGTAAAGCAAAATCAAATTCAAAAACATTCCGACCAGCAAAATCAGGAGTACCTAAACAAGGAGATTTGCTTTACGAAACAGTTGATTTTTTCAATAACATCGTAATACCATTTTCTAAAATGGGAGATGCATTTGAAGATTTGAAACAATCAGTTGATGATCATTCTTGGGATAAGTTGCGAGAATTTATAACAGTATTAAATGAGTCATTTGTACCTTTAATTGATAATGTTTCCCGAAAGGAAATTAGTTATAGTTCTGGTTGGCAAACAATGTATGATGGATACAGAAGACTAAACAAAATATTCTGGCAAAGTGATTTAGATGTTGATATTCAAGATACACGATTATCAATTAAAAGTCAAGACAAAGAATCATCATTTTGGATTGATACAAATGATTATGCTAAAATACAACAAGCATCTGGGGATGTAAACCCGGTAAGTGTTAATATTGGTTCTTCAATTGATGATGAAACATCAAATTCAGTTATCTGGTTTACTAAAATAAAACATAGCCAATTGATAAAAACACCGGATACAATGATATCATTGTTAGATGCAACTAAAATAAGCTTCTTTAATGAATTGCTAGGACTTATTATATATGATATAGCAGCACCAGGAGTACCAATTGCAACCACAGCAGCACAATGGTCTATTGTTGGTTTGACACAAGGTATGTGGACATTTGGACTAACAAAATCATTTTCAGAAAAATATACAATAATACACTTACAAAACTAATACAGGATATGCAAATTGAAAACTCAATTATTATGCACCTTTGCACATAGAACAGATTTAAACATAGTTACAGAATATATTCAAGCTAACTACGAGATACCAGAACAAAGAATATTTGTATTCTCAAATGCTAATGTACAAGACAATTTATATTGTACATATAATGCTAATGAAACTTCAAGAAGAGGTCAGAATACAATAAGCATCCACCGCAAGAAAGAAACTAATACATTATATACTGTAAATGCACTTAATGAAGTGATTAGAGTGGTAAACAACGGTGTATTAGACAAAACATATCAATTGGATTGGACCAATTATCAAAACTCATTTATCCTTACTGATGATGATAGTTTTCGTATTATTCCATTAATATTTTTCAAGAAACTTTCTTGGAAGTAACATATTTATAATAAATTACACAATTAACTTTGATTTATCCCATTTATTAATTATAATTAATAAGTAAACAAGTATATTATTAACTAATTAACCAAAGGCAGAATTATGGCTTTAAATTTAGACGCTATCAAAGCGAAACTTAATCAGTTGAACAAAGCTGATGACAAAAAACAAAATTTGTGGAAACCTGAAGCAGGTAAGACACGTATTAGAATTGTACCTTATGTACACCGAAAAGACAATCCATTCTTAGAATTGTATTTTCATTATGACATTGCAAAACGTTCAATGTTATCTCCAATCACATTTGGCAACGCAGATCCAATTGTTGAATTCGCAGACAAACTTAAGAAAACTGGTGACAAAGACGAGTGGTTAATGGGTCGTAAAATCGAACCTAAAATGAGAACTTATGTTCCTGTAATCGTTCGTGGCAAAGAATCAGAAGGAGTTAAGTTTTGGGGATTCGGAAAACAAATTTACACAGAATTATTATCAATCATTTCAGATCCTGATTATGGCGACATTACAGATTTGATGAATGGTCGTGATATTGATGTTGAATTTACTCCAGCAGAAGGCGCTAACTTCCCAAAAACATCAATCCGTGTTAAACCTAACACTCAACCAGCAACCGAAGACAAATCAATTGCTGAGAAAATCATGAATCAACCAGAAATCACTGATTTATTCCCTGAACCGACTTATGACGAATTAGAAAAAGCATTAGCTGAATGGATGAACCCAGAAACAGCAGATGCAGACGTTTCTTCATCAACACCAGAAGTTGAAACTAGCGAAACTAGTGCACCTGCAAAAGCAGCTCCTGCTGCTAAAGTAGAAGATGTAGCATCGGCATTTGACGACTTATTCAATAACTAGGAGTAAGCCATGGCAAAGAGCAAAAGTAAATCAGAACTGGAAGACAGTTTAGCAAACACCCTTGCGGAAAGCATTAACAAGCAATTTAAAGGGCAAGCATTAAAGACTGCATTCTTTTTAGCTGGAGATGATGATTCTCCTAGCAATGTTAAAGATTGGATTTCATCAGGTTCAGATACGCTCGATTTGGCAATTTCTAACCGACCGAACGGAGGATTCCCAGTAGGTCGGATTACCGAAATTACGGGTTTAGAAGCATCTGGTAAATCTTTATTAGCATCTCATGCACTAGCAGAAACTCAAAAGAAAGGCGGACTAGCAGTATATATAGATACTGAGTCAGCAACTAGTTCTGAGTTCCTTGAAGCGATTGGATGTGATTTAAAAACCATGTTGTATGTTCCGTTAGAAACAATTGAAGAAATATTTGAAACTATTGAAACAATTGTTGAAGGAGTTCGTAAATCAAATAAAGATCGTTTAGTTACAATTGTAGTAGATTCAGTAATGGGTGCTTCAACAAAAATTGAAATGGCTGCTGAATATGATAAAGATGGTTATGCAACAAGTAAATCAATTATCTTATCAAAAGCTATGCGTAAAGTTACTAACTGGATTGCACGAGAAAACATTTGTTTGATTTTCACAAATCAGTTAAGAACTAAATTAGGTGTGTCATTTGGTGACCAATGGACAACTGCAGGAGGAAAAGCAATTCCATTCCACGCATCAGTAAGACTTCGTTTAAAAAATACAGGAATGATCAAAGCTAAAATGAATGGCGTAGAGCAAGTTGTAGGAAGTAAAACAGAAGTTCAAGTTGTGAAGAATCGTATGGGACCGCCGCACCGCAAAGTTAATTATGATATTTACTATGATAGTGGTATTGATAATTATGGTGGTTGGTTAGAGTTAATGAAAAAGTTTGACTTAGTTAAACAATCAGGAGCTTGGTACACATTGGAAGACATCGACCATGAAACAGGTGAAGTATTTGGTGAGGTTAAATTCCAAAGCAAAGATTTCATTGAAAAGGTAATGCAAGATACTAAAGTTAAAGACCGTTTATACAAAAGAATATGTGATGCATATATCTTCAAGTATCAAGCAGGAATTGACGGAGGCATTGACGACGTTATTATTACAGAAGAAGTTATAGACGAAGAAGGATAATGAATAAGTATCAGCAACTCTTCAAACAGTTACAATTAGAAAAGGAACAGGGTCCGTCAGATGTGAACGATCATATCATGGTATTTGACGGACTCAATACCTTTATTCGTGCATTTGGAGCAACACCGTCAACTAATGAAGATGGCGAACATATTGGAGGAATCACAGGATTCTTGTATTCAATTGGTAAAGCAGTTCGAGACTTTAAACCAAGCAGATGCGTTATTGTATTTGATGGTAGAGGTGGTTCTGCTCGAAGAAAAAAGATTTACGGAGATTATAAAGGTAATAGAGCTAATAAAACTAGATTGCGTCGACATGATCATCAACAATTTCCAAGTTTAGAAGATGAACAAGAAGCAATGCGTTGGCAATTTAGTCGATTAGTATCTTACTTAGATAATTTGCCAGTAACATTTTTAGCAATTGACGGAATCGAAGCTGATGACACTATTGCATATATTGCTCAAATGTATCAACCAATTAGCAAAAAGATTACAATTGTTTCTACGGATAGAGATTTTTATCAATTAATAAGTCCTCAATTGCAGGTTTGGTCTCCAATCAAAAAGAAAATGTATAATGAAGAAGCATTGATTGAAGAATTTGGGGTTCATCCGAATAACTATGTTGTATACAGGACATTCACAGGAGATAACTCAGATAATATACCAGGCGTAGCAGGTATAGGTCCTAAAACAATTCTAAAATCATTTCCGGAGTTACAATCAACTGAAGAATTTACTTTAGAAGATTTGCAAAATAAATGTAACAGCAAAATTGCATTAAATGAAACAAAAAATTATCAAAAGGTTCTAGACAACTTTGACACTATTGATAAGAATTATCGTTTAATGAATATCAAGTTATTGAATATACCAGCACAAAATGCATCAACGATTAGAGGTATATTGCAACAACCAATACCCGACTTAAATAAAATGGAGTTCCAAAGAATGTTCATGGAAGATAAGATGTGGGGTACAATGAAAAATTTACCAGAGTGGTTAAACAACACTTGGTTATCTTTAAGCGCGTTCGCGAAACAAACACACAAGTAAACTTTGGTTTACAACATATTTTTAATATAATTGTTACATGACAGACAAATTAAGTGAATACGGATGGGGCTTTCAAGTTAAAGTTATAGCCGCTATGTTTACAGATAGATTATTTTTACAACAAATTGCAGATATAATTCAAGCAGATTATTTTGAATCAGATGCAAATATTTGGTTGTTAGAAATAGTTTTGAAACATTTCCGTGAATATAAATGTCCCCCATCTAAAGATGTATTAAAAGTAAAAATTACAGAGGTTGAGAATGACATTCTTAAAACTGCAATATTGGAACAACTTAAAGAAGTGTTTCGATATATGGAGTCGGATGACTTAAACTTTGTTAAAGATGAAATTTTAAGTTTTTGTAAAAATCAAGAAATCAAACGAGCAATTATGGACTCGGTTGGGTTACTCAAAATGGGTAGCTATGATGAAATTAAAACTAAGATTGATAGTGCAATGAAAGCCGGAGCTGATACAAATATTGGATTAGATTATAAAGAAAATATTTCAGCTCGTTATGCAGAAGCATCTAGACATACAATTACTACAGGTTGGGATGTTGTTGATGATTTAATGGACGGTGGATTAGCTCGAGGTGAATTAGGAGTAGTAATGGCACCTGCAGGTATCGGTAAATCTTGGCTTCTTATTAATATTGGCGCTAATGCAATAAAAGCAGGACATACAGTAATACACTATACATTAGAGCTTAATGAAAACTATGTAGGACAACGTTATGATTCAGTGTTGACAGGTATTAATGCACAGACATTGAAACATCATCAAGACACAGTTGAAGAAAAAATGAAAACGTTGCGAGGTGATTTAATTGTAAAATACTTCCCAACAAAATCAATTGGCGTGATGGGTTTAAAAGCACATTTAGAAAAGACAATGATGCTAGGAAAGAAACCTGCACTAGTAATTGTGGATTATGGTGACTTGTTAAAGATCAATGTTAAAAAGGACAAGCACGAAGCATTAGAAGAACTTTACGAGGAGTTACGTGGAATGGCTGGGGAATATGACATTCCATTATGGACCGCATCACAAGCAGGTAGATCGGCATTAGAAGACGATATTATCGAAGCAGACAAAATTGCATCTTCATATGGTAAAGTGATGGTTGCTGACTTTTTAATGTCACTTTCTAGAAAAGTTGAAGATAAGATGTCAGGCACAGGTAGAGGTCACGTTATTAAAAATAGATTTGGTCCTGATGGTATTACTTTACCAAGTAAAATCAACACAAACAATGGACAATTTCAATTCTTTGAACCACAAACAACTCAAGGTAAACAAACAACTCAAGTTATGAAAAGTGGCGAAAATATTATGAAGAAAAACTTGGCTCAAAAGTTCAAGGACATGGGCGGAAGTTTAGGTTAAAATGATATTTATTTAAAATAAGGTTCGGGAGTATTTACCCGACCTTTTTTTGTCTATAATAAAGTTTTAAAAATTAAAAAGATTTGTATTACAATGGAAGTTTCAACAACAAAAAGTAAAATTTTAACACCAAGATTACCATTTAAGCCATTTGATTATCAGTGGGCTTATGATTATTGGTTTCAACAACAAAATGCGCATTGGATGTTCCAAGAAATCAATATGCAAAAAGATATTGGCGATTGGAAATCTGAGTTAAATGAGCAAGAGAAAAGTGTAGTCGGAAACATTTTAAAAGGATTCTTCCAATCAGAAACACAGATTGCTGATTATTGGAGTACTTATGTAACTAAATGGTTCCCAATTCCAGAAATTAAAATGATGGCAATTACATTTGGTTCATTTGAAACAATTCATGCAGTAGCCTATTCGTATTTGAATGAAGTATTACACCTAGAAGATTATGAAGCATTTTTACATGATACTGCAATCATGGCAAAATTGGAAATGCTAATCAATGTTGATGACAATGATACATCTCTAGAAAATATTGCTCGTTCATTAGCTTTATTTTCAGCTTGTGCAGAAGGAATTCAATTGTTTTCTAGCTTTGCTATTATGCTGTCATTGCGCAAGAAAAACTTAATGACAGGAATTGGACAACAAATGATTTTTTCAATCCGAGATGAATCTTTACATTCAGAAGCTGGTTGCAAATTGTTTAGAACATTGATTGAGGAAAATCCACAAATTTGGACAGAACAATTACGCAATGATATTAAAGATGGTTTTGGTTTAGCATTGTCAAATGAATTTAATTTTATTGACAAAGTTTTTGAAATGGGAGATTTAGATACTATTACTAAAGCACAAGTTAAAAACTTCATGTATGATCGAGCTAATAGAAAATTACGTGAGCTAGGCATTACTGATTTAACATATGATGTGAATGAAGAATTGTTATTAGAAATGGATTGGTTCTATATTTTAGTATCAGGCGAACAACAAACAGACTTTTTCTTTAACAGAGAAACCGGATATGCAAAACCAAATGCAGATTGGGAAACAGAAGATTTATTTTAAAGAACAAATATATGGCACAAATAGAAACGCATCCAATCGCGAAAAAATTAGGTTGGAAAGTAGGCGAAGATTACCCAGTAGACGGAAATAACGCACTTTATTTAACAACGATTCAAGGTGGTTATCTTTTACCGGGAGAAACTCCAAATCAATGTTATCACAGATTAGCAAACACTGCAGCACGGTATCATAATGATGAAACATTAGCTCCTAAGTTTTTAGAAATTGTTTCTAAGTTATGGTTAATTCCATCAACGCCAGTTTGTGCAAATTTCGGAACAGATAGAGGTTTACCAATATCTTGTTTTTCTGGATATGTTGATGATGATATGTATGAGTTGAATCGTAAAAGTACAGAAATGTCGATGCTATCAAAAGCAGGTGGCGGTACAGCTTATGACTTCTCAGGTATTCGTCCAATTGGATCTCCTATTAGAAATGGTGAAAATGGTAAATCAGATGGTATTATTCCATTTATCAAAGGTTATGATTCTTGGATCTTAGCATCTAAACAAGGAAGTTTAAGGCGTGGTGCTGTAGCAATTTATCTAAATGCAGAACATGGAGAATTTCCTGAGTTCTTAGAAGTAAGAGAACCAAAAGGGGAAGTTCAACGTCAATGTCACAACATTCATCAAGGAGCAATCTTTACAGATGAGTTCATGCAGAAAGTAGTTGACAAAAATGGTAAAGAACGTGAATTATGGTTAAACACTCTTAAAAAACGTGTTAAGACAGGCGAGCCATATACAATGTTTATTGACAACGCAAATAAGGTAGTCCCAGAATGGTGGAAAAATAATGATTTGAAAATTCATCATTCAAATTTATGTTCTGAAATATTTTTGCCAACTGATAAAGATCATACATTGGTATGTTGTCTATCATCATTAAACTTAGCAAAATATGATGAGTGGAAAGACACAGACACTGTATATTTATCAACATTGTTTTTAGATGCAGTAATTTCTGAGTTTTTAGAAAAAGCACAATCAATTAAAGGAATTGAAGATACAGTTAGATTTGCTGAAAAATCTAGAGCATTAGGTTTAGGTACATTAGGATGGCATTCATATTTGCAATCAAAAATGATTCCATTTGCCGGCTTAGAAGCTCGTTCATTAACTAGAATCATATTTGGCGATATTAGAAAGAAAGCTGAACAAGCTACATTAGATATGGGAACAAAATATGGTGAACCAGAATGGTGTGCAGGAACAGGAAGACGCAATCTTACATTAATGGCAATTGCACCAAATCGTAGTTCATCTAAATTAGCAGGCGGTGTATCACAAGGGGTTGAACCATTAGCAGCAAACATTTATGTTGATGATGATGCTAAAGGAGTTCACATTAGAAGAAATCCATATTTAGAAGCATTGCTAATTAGCAAAGATAGAAATATCCCAGAAGTGTGGGATACAATTTCAGAAGATAAAGGTTCGGTACAAAATATTAGAACTTTAACAAAAGAAGAAAAAGAAGTATTCTTAACATTCAAAGAAATTAACCAATTGGAATTAGTTCGTCAAGCAGGTGTTCGTCAAGAATATATTGACCAAGGACAAAGTATTAATTTAGCATTCTTCCAAGATGCTCCAGCAAAATGGATTAATCAAGTTCACATCGAAGCTTGGAAATTAGGTTTGAAATCTTTATACTATTTAAGATCAGAATCAGTTTTAAGAGCAGACTCAAAAATGCAAAGAGATTTATATAGCGAATGTTTAGCGTGTGAAGGATAATCGCACGCTACATTTGGTTATTTGAATTAATTTCATTATATTATAAGAAGAAAAACAAGTTATGACAGACAAACAAAGAAAAAATCTAGAACTAGTAAAATCTGGTTTTGCTAATGGTATTTCCACGCAATTAGCTAATAAACAAGCTATTGACGGACCTGACGCTCGATTGACTGACGATGAGAAACAGCATATTATTAAAATGGCTGCATTCTATTACGGTGAATTTCTTAAAGCATTAGGAGTAGATTGGGAAAAAGATCCTAATTCAGATAATACACCTAATCGTGTAGCAAAAGCATATGTTAATGATTTATGGAAAGGTCGTTATGAGCCAATGTCAGATATTACTTCATTTCCGAGTGATGGTTATGATGGTATAGTATTTGAGGGCGGTATTCCATTAACTAGTATGTGTTCACATCATCATCAAACAATTGAAGGGTTAGTTCATATTGCATATATTCCAGCAGATAACGGAAACGTAGTTGGGTTAAGTAAATTGAATCGAGTAGTAGAACACTTTGGTAGACGAGGTGCAATACAAGAACAGTTGACAGTTGCGATTCAACACGCAGTAGATGAACTTATTACAGACAACAAAGGTGTAGCTGTAATGGTTGAAGCAACTCATAATTGTGTATCTTGTAGAGGTGTTAAGCATCGAGGCGCATCAATGAAGACCGCAAAATTATCAGGAGCATTTTTAGAAGACGGAAACGCAAGATCAGAATTTTATCAATTTGTAAAAGGTTACACTCATGGCTAAAACAAGATATCTATCAACGAAATTATTTGACAATTATTCAGTAGCAATTCGTCAGTGGAAAGCACAACATTCACATTGCCAATTGTTACATGGATATGCATTGAAGTTTAAAGTTTGGTTTGCATCTAATGAACCGAATATCGATGAACAATTAGATGATATGAATTGGATAGTTGATTACGGAGGCTTCAAGACACCACCACACGGTAATGGCATCAAAGATTGGATGAATCATATGTGGGATCATACAACACTTATTCAAGCAAACGATCCATATCGAGATTTATTTGAATCGATGCAAATGGAAGGTATTTGCAAAGTTCATTTCTTAGAAAGAATGGGTGCAGAATCTAATGCACGATTAACATTTGAAAAACTTAACGAAGTAATGGCAAAGACTGATGCAGGTCGATGCAAAGTAGTTAAAGTTGAATGTTTTGAAAATGATAACAATTCATCTATATACGAAGAACAATGGGGAGAATAGTAACCACGTGGCAAGAAAACGGAATGTTGTATACATTAACAGCTAGTCCAATTAATAGTGAAAATACAACACCTAAAGCTCAACCATCGGAAATGATATCTATATTTCAATATTTAGGTAATCGTACTCCCGATCAAGGCACTGGTGCTAAAGTATATCAACATGCAAAAAACGTTGGTGCTAAATATGAAGCAGGTGACTTAAATACTCCATCTTATCAAGGAAAGATTATGTTGTACGAACGTAGCTTCTTAGATACTTATTTTAATAACAATACAGCAACTACTTCAATCGGTGAAGAAGATGATGACTTACCATTTTAATATGAATAAACGAATTACAGATTACAATAAAACACTTCCTATCATTGAATTGTATAGATGTGTTCAAAGTGAAGGAAGTCGATTTGGTCGACCTACTATCGCAGTAAGAACTACGGGTTGCACACATAGATGTTACTTTGGTGAAGGCGGTTGGTGTGATAGTTGGTATACAAGTATACACCCAGAAAAAGGTCAATTTACATTTAATGATATCATCAAGATATATGACGAAAATCCTCATATCAAAGAGATGATGCTAACGGGAGGTTCCCCGACAATGCACCCAGCATTGGTAAACGAACTTACACATTTCGCACATGAAAGAGACATTCTTATTACTATTGAAACTGAAGGCTCGCATTTTATTGAGACCGATTATCCTATTGGTCTTATATCTCTTAGCCCTAAGTTTTCAAATAGTGTTCCCGTATTGGGAGTGGCCACACCACAAGGTGATATTACGGACGATAAAATGGTTCGACAACATAACAAGTTTAGAATGAATTTAACTGCGATGCACGCAATGATAACAACGCATTTAGATTATCATTTTAAACCAGTATGGGATGGTACTGCAGAGAATTTAAAAGAAATTGAAGAAATCCGAGAGTTCTTAGAAATTCCAAAAGATAAAACATACATAATGCCGGCAGGCGACACACGAGAAGAATTAATAAAAATGTATCCAATTGTATTTGATATGTGTGCTGAAAAAGGTTATAACATGACCGGAAGAGACCATATCATTGCATTTGACACTAAACGAGGAGTATAATATGTTTAACACATCAACAACAAGCAACAGCACCGCAACACTTAACGGAAGCGGAGGCATTACATTAGGAACCACATGCCCCACAGCAACCTACGTTGCTACATCGGGTACAACAATTTACGGAGGATTAACATTAAACCATAACACAACAAGTATGAATCAACAAGTAAAAGTAGCAGTGTTTCAAGTAACAAGAAACAAATACAACGAAATCAAAACGTCGACATTTATTGATGAGTTTTGGATTGAGAAGAAAACAGGAATTTCAATTGACTTTGCAGTAGCTAAAAAGCTAGCTGGTAAGTTTGAAGCAGACGAAATTGTGATTAAAGAAATTTATACGGTTACATTGTAATGAAGCAGGTATTATATTTCAGTGCACCATGGTGCGGCCCATGCAAAATGCTTAAACCTAGATTAGAACCATTACGTAGTCAAATGAGAATTGTTGATATCAATGTAGATTCTAGTCCAGAAACAGCACAAGATTGGCGAGTGAAAAATGTTCCAACTATTATAGTAGTAGAAGGAACTAATGAAGTTGGTAGATTAGTTGGTCAATCTATCACACCAGAATCGATTACAAATTTATTTAATAGATAACAAGTTATGAATTGGAAACCAATTGGAGATCAAGTACTCCTTATAAAATTAGAAAAACAAGAAAAGACAGCATCTGGAATCATAATGATGTCTGGTATGGATGAGTATGTTGAATGTGATGTAATGGCTGTTGGTGACGGCTTATTTACACAGACAGGAAATAAAATACCTATGACTGTTACAGTTGGAGATCGAGTAAAAATATACTCAGGAAACTTAGGTGAGCAGAAAAAAGTACAATTAGGTACAATGGATTATATTTTAGTCCGTGAACATGAGATTGCGTTGATTAATACAAGACCATGATAGAAATATTAGGTTGGTTAAGCACTGCATTGGTTTTATTAGGTTATATTACCAATGCACGTGGCCTAACAAAATGGGCTATGATAACCTGGATCTTAGGTGATTGTGGTTGGATTATGTATGATGTTTATATACAGAATATAAGTCATATGGCTCTTAGTTTAGTTATTATAGTAATAAATTTAACAGGTATTTATCGGTTATGGAAATTATCATCAAAGAAGAAGACATTGCTAAAAGGGTAAAAGAATTAGCACAAGCAATATCAACAGATCACGTTTTTAATAGTGATAATGTATTGCCACCCGTAATGATATGTGTATTGAATGGATCATTTCATTTCTTTTCAGATCTAACAAGAATGATGTCAATTGACTCAGAAGTTGATTTTATTAGATTGAAATCATATGAAGGTCAAGACAATTCACAAGGCGTATCAGTTATTAAAGATTTAGAATTAGATTTAAAAGGCAAACGAGTTTATATTGTTGACGACATTTTAGATACTGGTGCTACAATGATTGAAGCATTGCACATGGTTAATTCTAGAATGGCACAAGAAGTAAAAATAGTAACATTGTTAAAACGCAAAGATGGCCCAATGACTCCTGACTTTTATGGATTTGAAATAGGAGATGAATGGGTTCTAGGCTACGGTTTAGATGACTATGGATTAAAAAGACACGAACGAAATATATACAAAATAAATTAATGGCATATCAAGCAATAGGTTACGACAAAAAGAATGGCATCATGCACATATGGGATGATGAGTTAGGACATAACAAGTTCCCATTTCAACCATATGGATATTTGCCAGACGCAAATGGTCAATATCAATCCTTAGACGGAACTAGATTATCAAAAGTTCCTGGCAATCATCGAGATAATTCTAAATCATTCGAATCTGACTTAAATGAAGAAGTTAGAACTTTGATTGATTTATATTATGAATCAGATGAGCCATCAAAAGGACATAGAGATTTCTTTTTTGATATTGAAACAGCAAAAGACGAAAATGGTTATAGTACTACAGAAGATGTTCGAACAGTAATTACTTCTATCGCATATTATGACAAAGCAGGGAAAGACCGTCGTGTATTAATTCTAGACGAATTAGGCCGCATAAAAGAGCAGGAAATACAAGGAGACGGCTATGTATTAGAGATATTTCGTGACGAAAGAGACCTTTTAACACGATTTATCAATAAATTTGCAGAAATACAACCTACAGTAATTACGGGTTGGAACACTGATGGATATGATGTTCCTTATTTAATGGGACGTTGTAAAAAGGTTTTAGGAGCACAATCAATTAAGAAGTTCTCACCTGCCGGCATTGTTGAACAGACAAAATCAGGTAAATGGAAGATCTTCGGAGTATCTAGTTTAGATTATATTAAATTGTATAAAAACTTTACGTATACTGAACTACCTAATTACCGATTAGACACTGTTGCTAAAAAAGAATTAGGTCGAGGAAAAGTAGAATATGACGGTGATTTAGACACATTGTTTACACAAGATATTCACAAGTTTGCTTATTACAATATGACTGACGTTGATTTGGTTTATGATATGGATGAAAAACTTCAATTATTAAACTTAGCACGTACAATATGTCATAAAGGACACGTTCCATATGAAGATGTGTATTATGCATCTAAATATCTAGATGGAGCAGCAATTGTAGATTTGAAACGAAATGGATTTGTTGCGCCTAACAAGCAATTTAGATTTATTGAAGAAGAAACAATGGCAGATGCTTTAGCAGGAGCATATGTAATGGCACCAGTACCTGGATTGTATAAATGGATCTATGACTTGGACTTAACTTCGCTTTATCCGAGTATCATCATGACAGCAAATATTTCTCCAGAAACTAAAGTAGCTGTTATTAAAAATTGGAATCAAGAATGTTTGTTAAATAAGACACCTCAGCAAGTAGAATTCACAGATGGTAGTTATGCACATGACGTTAAACAATGGTTGATTGATAACAATTATTCAGTTGCAAGTAACGGAGCTGTGTATAGAAATGATCAACGAGGTTTCCTTCCAACGATTCTAGAAAAATGGTTTGACGAACGTGTTATTTACAAAGATAAACGTGATACATATGAAGTAGGAACAGAAGATTATAAATTCTATGATGCGATGCAGTTAACACAAAAAGTATTGCTTAACTCATTCTACGGAGTATTAGGATTAAAAACATTCAGATTCTATGATTTAGATAATGCAGGAGCAATTACAGCAGTTGGTCAAAGCATTATTAAATTCTCAGCAAAAGTTATTAATAACTATTACAAGAAAGAATTAGGAACTGATCACTTTATTAATGCATCAGGTGGCAAAGCAGAGTTTGCATTTTATACAGATACAGATTCAACGTTTTGTAGTAGTGAGCCATTAATTAAACATCGTTTCCCAGGATGTGATACTGAAGATGAACAGTTCATGATTGAACAAACAAATGCAATTGCATCTGAGATTCAAAAGACTGTTAATACGATGTATAATCAATATGCAAAAGTATTCCACAATACAGAAAAGCACCGTTTCCAAATTAAGCAGGAGTATATTGCTAAATCTGGTTTATGGATTGCAAAGAAACGCTATGCACAGTGGGTTATTTTCAAAGAAGGTAAACCTACGGATAAATTAGATGTAAAAGGATTAGATGTTGTAAGATCTAGTTTCCCGGAAGATTTCAAAAAAATCATGAAAGAAACATTGTGGTTCATTCTTAAAGGTAAAGACAAACAAACTACATCAACATTGATACATGATTTCAAAAGTAACATCAAGAAGTCAGAAGTATTAAATGTAATGAAGAATTCAAGTGTTAAAGAATTGTCTAAATACATTCGAGGAAGAAAACCATTTACAGGATTTATCAAGGGTACAACAGCACACGCAAAAGCAGCAATCAATTTCAATGATATGCTTTCAACATTATCAACAGACATCTTACCAATTAAAGATGGCGAAAAAGTTAAATGGGGTTACATGTTAAATAATCCATATGGGTTTGAAACATTAGCATTGCGAGGATATCAAGATCCACCCGAGATAGTTGCATTCGCAAATCAATACATTGACCACAATAAAATGTTTACATCAGACCTAAGCAACAAGTTCAATGACTTTTATGCAGCAATGGGTTGGGGCGCATTACCAGAAAATAATAATGCAAATAAATTCTTTTCATTTGGAAAATAAGAATAAATTCATTATATTATAGTATGATTGGTTATAGAACACATTGGTATGGCAAAGAAGTTGAAGGTCGTTATAGCGATATTGAAACTTTATTCGTTGCAGATACAAAAGCATTTGAGCAAGTTAAAAACGCAGGTGTAGCACACATATATTTATGCTCACCGGCAACAGAGCAATTAGTTAAATCTGAATCTTGGGATATTATTTTCCATATGATGACAGACACAACATTTGTTACAATTGAAGTAACACCTGGTATGTTAGAAAAGATACCTCCGATGATTAGAATCCGAGCACATATCTTGTTAATGTTAACGTGTTCAGATGCAGGCTTATTGAAAAAGACTGATAGCATCAAAGTTGTATATGCAGATTATTCGTTATTTTGTACGACCGTGCATAATATGCAACAAGTAACTCCAGATGATTATAAATTCGATAGACAATGAGAATTGGCGTAGTAGCAGGCAACTTTGATGTAATACATCCCGGTTATGTTAAGATGTTTAATGAGTGCGAAGCTTCATGTGATCAATTGATAATTTTATTGCATGATGATCCTTCAGTTGAACGACCTAACAAATTAAAGCCGGTACTTTCAATATATGAACGACGTGAAATGTTAACTAGTTTAGTTCGAGGTTGTATTATTTTAACATATAATACCGAAGCTGAATTAGAATTTTTATTGAAATCAATTGAACCTGATATAAGATTTTTAGGAACCGATTATCAGTTAGAAGAATTCACCGGTAAACATTTGAATATTCCAATTCATTATATATCTAGAACACATGGTTGGTCAACAACAAAATACAAACAATTAATAGCAGATGAAGTACAGCGTAGTAGTAACATTTAGTATCGAAGGATTCCATAATTGGCCTTCTGCTAAAGACATATTTCCAGAAGTAGCATTCTTATCAGATAGACACCGTCATATGTTCGGGTTTCGTTGTTATGCAAAAGTAACACATACAGATCGAGACAAAGAGTTTATTTTGTTGAATCGAGAAATAAAAAGAAACCTTCAATTGAATTTTGAAAAAGAGTTCGACAACGTATTAGAGTTTGGCTCGATGTCGTGTGAAGCAATTGGAGAATATTTGTTAGATCAATTTCCAGAATTATATAAAGTAGAAGTTTGGGAAGATTGGGAAAATGGTTGTGTTGTTGAGCGAGATTAGGGAAGACTCGGGAAGATTTTGAACGTAAACTATATTTATATTAAATGAAGCATTTAGACACATATAGTTTACGTTTATGTCCTCAGTGTAATACTAAAATAATGTATACTGGTAAAAATCATATAAAAACATCTAGAGAAGCTGAAAAAAAATCTAGAATATGTAAAAGTTGCGCATCTACAGGACAAAATAATCCAATGTATGGTAAGCCGGCTTGGAGTAAAGGAAAAAAACGACCAGAACATAGTAAATGGTTGAAAGAAAATAATCCAATGTTTGATTTACATTATCGAGATAAATATTTTTTAGCACAATTTGGAGTGACTGCAGAACAATGGGCTGAAACAAAAGATGATAGATATTTGTATATATTAGAAGTTATACGAATTACAAAAAAACAACCATTGCATATATTGGAAAATTTTGATAAAATTGCACATATAAAGACTGGGGGTTATGCTATTGATCATATTTACCCTAAATCTAAAGGATTTGATAATAAAATTCCACCGGAACTAATTGGCAATATAAAAAATTTACAAATTATTCCGGGGATTGAAAACTCAAAAAAACGAGAAAAAATTATTTACATTCCCGAACATATACAAATATATTTGGATAGTATATAATAATTTTATATAATAAGTTATGAAAGTATTTTTAGTAGATTTAGAATCAATTCCAACACGTTATACTTGTGAGTGGAAGACACATGTTCCTAAGTTATTAGCATTTCACGGGTTCGATGTAGAAGTTATTGAAGGAGACTTAAATATACCAAATGCAACGACTGATGGTGCCTTTTTAAACTTTGGCGGAACTAACATGTATAAAGCAACGCAGCTTCATAAATTAGCTGAGATGTTTACATTAGGTAAAATTAATGCAGGAGATCATATTGTATTTACAGATGCATGGCATCCAGCAATCATCAATGTAAAATACATGAGTGAGCTTTTGGATATTCCGGTTATAACGCACGGACTTTGGCACGCGGGTTCATATGATCCAAATGATTTTTTAGGTCGTCTCGTAGGAGATAAACCATGGATTAGACACGCTGAGCAGTCTTTTATTGAAGCATTTGATTTCAATTGGTTAGCAACTGATGCACATTTTGAATTGATTAGCAAAACTTATGCTAATTCATTTTTCAAGACAGGTTGGCCTATGGAATATACAAAAGGTATGATTGAGCCAGTTAACTTTACTCAAAAGAAAAACATTATTGTGTTTCCGCATCGAGTAGCTATTGAGAAGCGTGTCAATTTGTTTGAACAATTGTCAATGCGTCCAGAATTAGCTCATTATGAATTTCGTATTCCGATGTTAGAAGGATTAACAAAACAACAATATCATAAATTGTTACAAGCTTCAAAATATGCAGTTTCATTTGCAGAACAAGAAACATTAGGAATATCAATGTATGAGGCAGCTTGTGCAGGAGCAATGCCAATTGTACCAGACAGATTATCTTATATAGAAATGTATTCAAAACATTTCAAACATGATGACACTCTTGATGATGTAGTAGATATTATTTTATCAACAGAACAACATGATATGACACTAGAAATTGCCGTACAAGCACAAAGCTTACATGACAAATTCTTTTCAGCAACGAACTTAATTAATAAACTAAAGGAATATAATGAACAAAGAACAGCCTAAAAGATTTATATACTTCCCTTCCTTATCGGCGGGTAGTATGGTATCGGCATTCAAGAAGGACATGAAATTTACATCAGGTGATCCTGTAAAATTTTATGACTCACGATACCCAGACAAATGGCGTCATCCATATTTCCTAATCACAGCAGGACACCATTACAAGAAAATGGACTTCCGCGATCAATTAGGATTAGAAAAGGATGTATTGGTATTTGGTGACTCAGGAGGTTATCAGATTGCAACCGGAGCGCTACCATATAGCAACGAATTACGTGAAAAGATCTTTCATTGGTTAGAAGCTAATAGTGATGTAGCAGCTAACTTAGATATTCCGCCTAAAACGAAATATAGAAATAAATTTGCAGAATGTGCAGATATTAGTTTTGACAACTTTGCTTGGTTTGAAAAACATCAAAGTGGTAAGACAAAATTCTTAAACATGTTGCAAGGATCAAATTCTCAAGAATACACTTGGTGGTATCATAAATTTAAGCATTTTGATTTCCAAGGATGGGCGATTGGAGGTCCACAAAAATTAGTTGACTTTATGTTTGCATTATCATTAATGCTTAAAGAAAGAGAATTTGAAAAGACTCGTAATGAGTATCTTCACTTGTTAGGAATTAGTAAAATTTCCGATTTCTTTATCTTAGCAACAATGCAAAAGTTAATGAACAAACATTATGGCGGTAGAATTACAGTAACAACAGATTCGTCATCGCCAGGACAGTATCCAGTATTCGGAACATATCTTCATTCAACTAATTTCAAGACACAAACATTCTCTGAATTGTATTTTCCAAAGAATGCAGAATACCGTCGCAAGTCACATATTAAACAAGGCAAAACGGGTGATGTAACCGGAATTGATTTGACACAAACAGTTCCTTGTCAATTAGGTTGTCCAGCTTGTTCTGACTTCACATATGAATACTTAGGAGGTAAAACAGATGCAGGTCTAGATAGATATTCTCAAGAAGCTATGCCTAGAATGGTTGTTCATAACACTCATTTATATGTAAATGCTGCAGAAGAAATTAATCAGCTAGTTGATAGTCACGTTGAATTATTAGAGACAGTTGTCCCTAAAGATTTATATGATGTGATTTTATCATTGCACGAAATGTTTGCAGACCCAGACAATGCACCACAGATATATGAAAAGTATATCAAAACATATAAAAAATTCGGAGGCGATTCAATATCAACAACGGATGCAGAAAATTTCAATAAATTCTTTAAATTTTAAAAAATAAAACATGGAAAAAAGCAAATTACAATCATTCATCAACCGCTACTATTTAGCTGGTAATTGTGAAGCAGTTATTTTAAAAGAAGATACATCAGGAATCAATTGTGAATTGATTGATATGGATCAAACCGTTGTAGGTAAAATTCAATGGAAGACTACACCTTTCATGAAAGGCTCATTAGGAATCAATCATACCGGTGCATTAACAAAAATGCTTTCTGCATTAGGTGAAAATATCAATATTGATGTTAAAGATGCAGCAGGTAAGAATTATGCAATGAAGATTACCGAAGGTAACACGCAGTTGACTTTCATGTTAGCAGATACCACAGTAATTCCAGCAGTGCCAAGCATTAATGCAGAGCCTGACTATGTAGTTACTATCCCGGTTAATGAGGAATTCATTACTAAATTTATTAAAGCAAAGAATGCATTACCGGATGCTAAAAACTTTGCAATACAAGTACAAAATGGCAAAATTAAATTCATTATTAATTACTCAACAGTTAACGCTGATAATATTTCTTTTGAAATGGACGGAGGAAGTGAAGCAATCGAGCCAATTTGTTTTTCAGCAGATAAACTTAAAGAAATTTTGGTTGCGAATAGAGGTGACAGTGGGCACTTACATATATCAACGGAAGGTTTGGCTCGAATTAACTTTACAGGTGCTGACTTCGACTCCACTTATTGGTTAGTTCAATTACAAAACTAATATGCAAGTTAAGATTAAAAGATTACATCCAGACGCAGTTATCCCTAGCTATTCAAAGGCAGGGGATGCTGCAATGGATCTTACAGCAATCTCCGTAGAAAAAGATGAGCATGGCAATGCAGTTTACAGTACGGGTTTAGCAATCGAAATACCATATGGATATGTAGGATTACTTTTTCCTAGATCATCAAATAGCAAAACAGATTTATATTTAACAAATCATGTAGGCGTTATTGATTCTGGCTATCGAGGAGAAATTATGTTTAAATATCGTGGCATACGAGGTTTGTTAGATGCTAAAATTTATGCAAAGAATGAACGAGTTGGTCAATTAATAATTTTACCATATCCGCAAATTGAATTAGTAGAATCAGATGAATTATCTGAGACTGAAAGAGGAGACGGTGGATTTGGCTCAACCGGTAAATAATATGATTCAGACCATACTTATTTTTATATAAAAATTAATATAATAAGTTATGAAACATCCATATGAGGTACAACGAGAATTAAATAATATACAATCATCATATATTAATTTAATGCAAACTAGATTAAATTGGTGTGTCGAAACAGAGCGATACGAAACAGCTGCTCGTTTAAGAGACTTAATTAAATACGAAACTACAGATGATGAACAATATAAAAAACAGTATTATCTAGAATTATTAAAAAAATATGCGACAGACTGTCCTGAATTTTATGAAAAAATGAAAAAAAAATATTCAAAAATAAATTAATTAGTTATGTTTAATAATATTAATGAAATAGAAAATAGTTTATGGACCGAATCCTTCCGCCCAGATACATTAGAAGGATATATTGGAAATGAGCATATCATTGAAAAGGTTAAAATTTTCATTGAAAATGGTGATGTTCCACATTTATTGTTCTATGGCTCAGCAGGAACTGGTAAAACAACCTTAGCAAAAATTATTGCAGGCTCGGTAGATGCAGATATCATGTATATTAACGCATCAGATGAAAACTCAGTAGATGCGGTTCGAGATAAGATTAAGCGTTATGCATCAACGGTAGGGTTTAAACGTTGGAAAATCATTATCTTGGATGAGGCAGACTATTTGACACCAAATGCTCAAGCAGCACTTCGTAATTTAATGGAAACATATAGTAAAACAACACGTTTTATTTTAACATGTAACTATGTTGAAAAGATTATTGATCCAATTCAATCACGTTGTCAGACATTTGCAATTACACCTCCAAATAAATCAGATGTAGCTAAAAGATTAGTTGCAGTATTAAATGAAAAAGGAGTTGAGTATGACATTAAAGACATTGCAGCAATTATCAATTCATCATATCCAGACATTCGTCGTGCAATTAATGCAGCACAAGCATCAGTTGTAGGAAATCGATTGCAATTAGATAAAGCAAGTTCCCTTCAAGCAAATTATATGACTGAAGTTTTGGAATTGTTGAAAAATGCAAAAGATAAAAAGGCAGCTTTCACTAAAATTCGACAAGTTATTGCAGACAGCAAAGTTAGAGACTTTACTCCAATGTATACATTCTTGTATGATAGTTTAGATGAATTTGCAGTAGGACATATTGGCGGAGCAATTTTAATTATTGCAGAAGCACAATTTAAAGATGCGTCAGTTGTTGATAAAGAAATCAACATCATGGCAATGTTTGTAAATTTATTAAATGAAATCTAATGTCAATTGCATATCACAAATCAAATGTGACAATTGTTTTTAAAACATCTAATCGTAGCAATGCTAAAACTAAAATGAAAACTTTTAGAAATAAAAGCATTGATGATATTTTAGAAAAGAAACTACCAGGTATCCCCGATAATGCTGTTATTGTTGAATTAGGGCTAGGGGAATTATTCGAGCAAAAATGGAAAACTAAATATAAATTATAAAATGGCAGACGAAAAAAAGGGTGCAACAATCTTTGATTTTATTGATGGGGTAACTAGCAAAAAGAAAGAATGGAATAAATGGTCTGAAACTGATCAGAGTAAATTTTCACCATTCATTGTAAATAGATGGTTATCAATGCGTCAAGACTTAACAGAGCTTATCAACGAGTTACAGACATATACTATCGGATTGTTACGACCAAAAGAAACTTACCGTCTATATCACGAATTCCTGCCTGCTTCAAAGGGGTTTGCAAAATACGTGAAGGGTAAAAAAGACGACAAGTATTCAGACAAATTAATTGCACAGGTAGCGGAACATTACAAAGTTAGCAAAACAGAAGCTTCTGATTATATTGAGTTGTTAGATCAAACGACTTGCACCCGTCTGCTAAATTTATATGGTTATACCGAAGGCGAAATCAAAACAATGATTAAAGGAGTTAAAAAATGAGTATAAATACACAATCACATTACAAAGGTAAGGATAGCCTTTATAAGTTTGCTGAAGATTGGGGTTTGAATAGCTATGAGTTCGATATCATTAAACGCATTGTAAGATGCCGGCACAAAGGCACATTTGAACAAGATTTATCAAAGACTAAAGATTTAATTGACATTTATCTTAAAGAAAAGTCTCATGAATATTTGGAACTTAGAAAATAATTTCTTATTATAATAAAAAATACGAAATGGCGAATCATGTTTATGCATATTTAGAAATTGACTTTAAAAGTCAAGATGATATAGAAAGTTTTTCAGAATGGATTGATTATGATCCAACCGCGCTAGATTATAGTTCAAAACTGCAAACATGTTGTGATTCGATGTTAGAACAATTGTATCCTGACAAAGAAGATACTGCTTCATATTATATTGATAATTTAGGTGCAAAATGGATTTATTTTGATGATGTAGATAAATCATTTGCAACATTTACTATATCATGGACAACAGCATGGGACTTCCCAGAAAAATTGTTCAATAAATTAACAGAATATCTACAAGCAAATTACCAAGACTTTACTATGTCATGTACATTTGAAGATGAGGGGTTTGGATTTGTAGGAGCAGCTGCATCAAACAGTTTGAATTCAGATTGTGAATATTATTATCCTGAATCTGAGCTTGAAGAATATCGTGACGAAGACGATTGTTTAACTGATGAATTCTATGAAATAATAGTTGAACAAAAACAAGTACTTCTTAATGAGATGTTAGAATTTATTAAGCAACCTAATGAATAAAAATATGAAAAACATTTTTAAATTTAATATTACAGGATGGCACGTTTTAGCATCATTGTTAGTGTATATCTTTATTATGAATTTATTCTTTGACTATATCATTAGTCGGGAAGTAGAATCATTAGTGCAGTTAGGAGCCAGCTTTATTGCACTAGTTTATACCGTCTGGCAAGTACAAATTATAATTAGTTATATTAACAAAACAATCAAAACAAAAGAAAAATGATTACAGCAATTATTATCGCAGTATTCCTTGTAGTAGCAGGAATTAAATTTGCCATGGCACTTCAAGAAGATAGTCCGGCCGGAATTCGTAACGCAATCATCATTGCCGTAGTAGGCTTGATAGTTGGATTCCTTCAACCTTATTCATTTGAGAAAGTTGACAATGGTTACAAAGGATTAAAAATTAGTTTAGTTGGTTCACAACGAGGAGTAACAAATTACCAATACAAGACAGGTTGGGTAGTTTATAATGCTTGGACAGAACAATTAAAAGAGTTTCCATTATATCAGCAACATATCGAATATGACGACCAACAGGTAATTACTAAAGGCGGATTCCCAGCAACTATTAAACCAACATTTAACTATTCCTTAAAGGAACAATCAATTGGTGATATGTTTGTGAATCTTCGATTAGATATTAAAGAAGTAGAACAAGGTTGGTTAAAGAATGCAATTATAGGTGCCGTTAATGACGTAGCTAATACATGGGAAATTGATAGCATCTTTGAACATAGACAGTCATTTGAAGCATCTATTGTAACTGAATGTAATAAGCGTTTAACGAAATGGTTCAATGTGTCACAATTAAGAACAAATATTACTCCTCCAGAAGCATTACAAGACGCAATTATTGCTAAAACAAAAGCAATTCAACAAGCAGAAGCATCAGAGCAACAAGCATTGACAGCAATTGCTGAAGGGAAGCGTAAGGTAGCGGTTGCTAGAGCAGACTCTGCTGAGTTAATTATTAATGCGGCAGCAGCTGCGCAAGCTATTAGAATCAAGCAAAATCAAATCACTCCAATGTATATTGAGTATTTGAAAGCACAAGCGTGGGATGGTAAATTACCAACCACAATTGCAGGCAACTCAGGAATGTTTTTGAATGTAGGCGGAAAAAAATAACCCTATCATATAAGTTGAAAGCCGTAGCAGAAATGTTGCGGCTTTTTTACTGTTCGGTTGGTTTTTAGTGATAAATTCATTATATTATAATATGAAAGAAAATGTAAATTACATTGCACCAATATACAAGTTAGCTCTTCGCGATGCTACAACGGTACCTAGAAAGATATCATATTCACAATGGTCAATGTATGAGAAATGTCCGCAACAATGGAAACTAGCATACATTGATGGTTTAGCACCATTCCAATCTAGCATTGATACTTGCTTCGGAACAGCGTTCCATGAAACATTACAAACATACTTAACTGTAATGTATACAGACTCAATTAAACGAGCTGATGCAATTGATTTACGTGAATTGTTAACTACCAATCTTCGCAATGAATATGCAAGAACAGTTACCGAATTAGGAGGCGAACATTATTCAAACCCATTACAGTTAGCAGAATATCTAGAAGACGGAGCTGCAATATTGCAATGGTTTAAGAATCGTCGTGCTACATACTTCTCAACTAAAGATTGGGAATTAGTTGCAATCGAAATGGAACTATGTACACAAGCATCTCCAGCCAATCCATCAGTATTTTGGTATGGTTTTATTGATGTTGTTTTGAGAAACACAAAGACTAATGAAATCTTGATCATTGATATTAAAACGAGTCGTCAAGGTTGGAATAAATATCAAAAAGCAGATTCAGTGAAAATGGCTCAGCTTATTGCATATAAAAATTATTTCTCACAACAATTTGGAACACCTAAAGAAAAGATCAATGTTGAGTTCTTTATTGTGAAAAGAAAGTTGATTGAAGAGTCAATGTTCCCACAAAAGCGTATTCAACAAGTAATTCCAGCATCAGGAACAGTTACACAAAAGAAAGTTCAAAAAGCAATTGACAAATTTGTTGAAGATTGTTTTGATTTAGAAGGAAACAAGAATGCTGATAGGAACTATATGGCATTAGCAGGTAAAGGTGCAAAGAATTGTAAGTATTGTCCGTTCAAAGAAGATTATGCAAATTGTTCTAAAGAAAATAGGATTCGAGAATAAAATTCATTATATTATAGTATGAAAAGATACACTCACAAACATGTTTATGTATATCAGTTCGAGTTATCAGGTCGAGACAGTTCTAGAGTAGAACATGAATATACATTGTGTACTAATGTTGACAATCCTAATTGTAAAGAAAATAGAACTTTATTAGAATCAATGTTGCGATTAGTTTACGGGCATATGCCAAAAGGTGTTAAATTTTTATATGAAAAAGCATCATGACAAAAGTAGCAGTTATAGGAAGCACGGGTTGGCAGAATAAAAGAAAAGTCCAACAAACATTGCAAGAACTAAAAAAGAAATTTCAAGATGATTTAGTAGTTATTGGCGCCGGTGGCAATGAAGGAGCTAATCATATGGTTAGAAAGTACTCAATTGAATTCGGAATTGAGTATAAAGAATTTAATCCATCTTTTTCAGGATTTAATTTATATTCAGCAATGCCAGAATCATATTATGGTAAAGCATATCATTTTAGTCAATTACATCATCGAATGAAACTTATCGCACAACAATGTGATTATATGATGATATTAACTACAGAGACAGCGTTAGATCCTGTATTAAAGACAGCATTCACAAATGTCAAAAAATTAGAAAAACCGGTGGTTATCTTAGGATAATCATATTTATATTAAAGTTATAAGGAAAAAATGGAGTTACCAAAGTTACAAAAGATTGACCCTAACAAGCCGCAAAAAAAGAAAATTTTGTTGTTAGGCGATGATTTTCGATTACCTTCTGGAATTGGAACAGTTAGTAAAGAGATTATTTTAAATACAGTTAAAGAGTTTGATTGGATTCAATTAGGAGCTGCAATTAATCACCCAGATGCTGGCCAAGCATTTGACTTATCTCAAGAAATTGCAAAAGAAACTGGAGTTGAAGATGCCTCAGTTAAATTGATTCCTTGGAACGGTTATGGAGATAGAAATATTCTATTTGCAATTATTAATCAAGAACAGCCAGATGCAATTCTTCATTTTACTGACCCTCGTTATTGGACATGGCTATATGCAATTGAGCATGAGATAAAAACAACATTCAATATTCCAATTACATATTATTCAATTTGGGATGATTTACCATATCCTATGTGGAACGCGCCATTTTATGCTAGTTGTGATATGATTATGGGAATTAGTAAGCAATCAGATAATATACATAGAGAAGTTCTTAAACAGAACGGTATTCCAGTAATTAATTATGATGAAGGCGATTCATTACCGATGGATAAGAAATGGAATCAGGTTTTAACTGGTTATGTGCCACACGGATTGAATCATAACATATTTAAGCCATTATCTGCATCAGACGATCTTTTGATTTCAATGAAGAAACAAATCAAAGAAACGCATAAAGTTGATTTCGTTGTAATGTGGAATAATCGTAATATTCGTAGAAAACAACCAGGAGATGTAATTTTAGCATTTAAAACGTTTGTAGATAAATTACCAGAAGAACAACGTAGCAAAGTAGCATTGTTAATGCATACACAGCCAGTAGATGAAAATGGAACAGACCTAAGAGCTGTTTGGAAGACATTAGCACCTGATTGTAAAGTTATCTTTTCAGAACAAAAAATGTCTGCACAAGATCTTAATGCAATGTATAATGTAGCAGATGTTGTAGTTAATATCGGATCAAATGAAGGATGGGGACTTAGCTCAACTGAAGCAATCTTATCAGGAACACCGATTATTAACAATGTAACGGGTGGATTACAAGACCAATGTGGTTTTGAAGATGAACATGGTAATTGGCTTAGATTTGATGGTGAATTTTCAACTAATCACACCGGGAAATTTAAAAAACATGGATTATGGGTTCAACCAGTATTCCCTAGCAATAGATCATTGCAAGGATCACCACAAACACCTTATATTTTTGATGATCGAGTAAAATTTGAAGATGTAGCAGAAGCAATAGCATATTGGTACAATATGACAGAAGAAAATCGTACTGCTGCTGGATTTGAAGGTAGAACATGGGCGTTAGCTAATGGGTTGACAGCAGAACAAATGGGTAACAAAATGATATCAATGTTCCGCGACTTATTTTCAATGCATAGAGAATTAAGACCGTTATTTACGGTAACAAAAGTTGAACCAACAAGATATCAATTAACAGGAATTGTAGAATAATGAGAAAAGTAGTTATAGCGTCGCCAGTAGCGACACAGTCAGGATATGGTCATCATGCACGTGAAATTATCACAAACATTATTGAACAACGCGGCAAAGAATGGGATGTTAAATTAGTTTCATTACCGTGGGGACATACCCCAATGACATATCCAATATCAGTAGATTTACAACTTCGTATTATTCCATTGCCATTACAAGAACAACCTGATATTTGGATTCAAGTTTCAGTTCCAAATGAGCTTCAAGCAGTAGGTAAATATAACATAGGAGTCACTGCGGGAACTGAAGGAAGTATTTGTCCTGCAGAATGGATTGACAAACTAAATGCAATGAATTTAGTAATTGTCCCGAGCGAATTTACAAAGTCAGTATTTGAAGAAACTGCAAAACAATCTAATAAAGTAATAACTACTAAAATTGAAGTAGTACCAGAATATTTTGATGAAACAGTTTATACAAACAAACAAGTTAAAAACTTAGATGAGTTAAATTCAATTGAAGAGGATTTTGCATTTTTATCAGTTGGACATTGGCTTCAGGGTCAACCCGGAGAAGATCGTAAAAACGTTAGTGGATTAGTTCATACATTTTTAAATACATACCAAGGAAAAAAAGATGCACCTGCATTAATATTAAAAACGAGTGGTGCTACTTATAGTATCATGGATCGAATGGATATTGAGGATCGTATCAATCAAATTAGAAGCATGTTTGCTACAACGAAACTACCTAATATATATTTAGTGCACGGCGAGTTAACTGATGATGAAATGAATTCATTATACAATCACTCTAAAGTTAAAGCAATGGTATCATTTACTAAAGCTGAAGGATTCGGCCGACCATTATTAGAATTTGCATCAACAGGTAAACCAATTATCGCTCCACACTATTCAGGACAAGCAGACTTCCTTAAGAAAGATTTTATTTGTGCATTACCTGGAGCACAAACTCCAATACACCAATCAGCTCAAAATGAGTTTTTAATTGAAGGTGCAACATGGTTTACTCCAGATTATGGATATGCTGGTAAAATGATGCAGGAGATACAAAAGAATTACAAGAAATGGTTAGAGCTAGGAAAAAGACAACGCTATTTTGTGACTTCATCATTTACTAAAACTGCAGTAGCAGAAGTATATGAACGTATATTATCTGATATTGATTCAGGAATAGAATCTATTCCAATGGCGATGCAATTAAAACTTCCTAATTTAGAAACACTATGAAAATAACATATGCATTAACAGTTTGTAATGAGTTTATTGAAATACAAACACTCATTACATTCTTGTTGAAAAATAAAAGATTATATGATGAAATTGTAGTGCAAATGGATCTTAACGTGGATGACATGAAAAATCAACCAGAAGATAAGAAACAAGTGTTTGCTTATATCATGAAGCTTCAAGAACATGGTCAATTAAGAGTAATATTTCATCAATTGAATAATGACTTTGCAGCATTTAAAAATCATTTAACAGATCAATGCAACGGAGATTATATCTTCCAGATTGATGCTGATGAATTACCACACAAAAAACTTATAGAAGTTTTACCATTTGTATTAGAAGAAAATGATGATTGTGAAGTATTTTTAGTACCAAGAGTTAATACAGTAGAAGGTTTGACTTTAGGACATATCAACAAATGGCGTTGGAATGTAAATGATGCGGGATGGATTAACTGGCCAGATAACCAATGGCGCATTTGGAAAAAGAAACCAGAAATCAAATGGATTAATAAAGTTCATGAAAAATTAGATGGGTTTAAAACGTGGACAATATTACCAGAAATGGAAGAGTTTGCATTATATCATCCAAAAGAAATTGAAAGACAGGAAAAACAAAACGAATATTACAACACATTATGATAAATACAATACAACATTTAGAAAATCATTACCCAGCATTTCAAGCACAAGGCAATGCAGCACAATTTGCAATACCGTTTGCTAAACATGTATGTTCTGGAACTGGCGTAGATGTCGGATGCAATCGAGAAGAATGGAAATTCCCAGGAGCATATGCGGTAGACCCAGCAATTAATGATTATGATGCATTAAACTTTCCGTATGATAATTTAGATTATATTTTTAGTTCACATTGTTTAGAACATTTAACTAGTTGGGTAGATGTTTTAGATTACTGGACATCTAAATTAAAAAGTGGAGGAGTATTATTTTTATATTTACCTGATTATTCACAATCATATTGGAGACCATGGCATAATAGAAAACATTTGAATATATTTACGCCAACTATCATTAAAGACTATATGCATGACAATGGTTATACAAATATATTTTCAAGCGGCGTTGATTTGAATAATGCATTTATGATTATGGGCGAGAAAAAGTAATGAATAATAAATTACATATCATCACAGGATATACTGAAAATATAAAACAGTTATCTGATTTATCATATGACAGTTTGCAAAAGTATTGCAATTTGCATAATATCAATCATACGCGGTATCTTATAACAGAAACAGAACGACCGCCTAGCTGGTATAAAGTTAAATTGATATTGTCAGAGTTTGAAAAAGGAGCAGAATATGTAATGTGGGTTGATTCTGACACAACAGTTATTAATTTTGATTTTAATATTTTAGATTTATTAGATGACTCTAAGATTTATTTAAGTAAAGATATTAATGGTATTAATTGCGGTATAATGATTTGGAAAAAATCTGATACATCAATTGAGATATTAAACAAAGTCTGGTCGCTCACTGAATTTATAAATCATAATTGGTGGGAGCAAGCAGCATTTAGAAGTTTATATGATGTAAATTTTAATGATTTACAAAATATTACAAAAATAATTAACCAGCATGACCTAAATTCATATGACTATAATTTATATGGAATGCATTACCCAGAAGGCCAATGGTCAGCAAGTTCATTTTTAATACATTTTCCTGGGCTTTCAAATGAACGACGAATACAATTAATTAATCAATTTAAAGAACAATATGATATATCAAACTAACCCAATAGTAGCAATGGATCGTAATCACATACATTTGATCCACGCATTAATAACATGTAATAAACCAGAATCAGTGTTAGAAATTGGAATTGGCTCTGGGCTTGTAACAAATTCTATTATAGACGCATTTAATTATAATCAACAACAAGTAAATTTAACGTGTGTTGATAATTTTTTAGACTGGAATGGCAACGCACCTATAGGATTTGAACGATTCCAGGATTCTATAAAATTTATTCACTCAAACGAAAAAGATTTTGTATCAACACACAAGTTAACGTATGATTTTATAGTTTCAGATGCTGACCATCATCATACAAATGAATGGGTTGATAAAACATTTAATTTACTAAACCCAAATGGTATATTAATTTATCATGATGTAACAAATAAAGATTTTCCAAATCTATTTGAAATAATTCAGTTTGCTAAAAACAACAAAATTAGATATTCATTATTCAATAAAAGTAGTTTATCTGATGAACGATGTGAACGAGGTTTATTGGTAATTTATAAAGATTAATATGATTACAGTTAAACATTCCGGAAATGTTGGTGATATTATATATTCATTGCCAGTAGTTATGCATTTAAGTAAACTCGAAAATAAGAAAATTAGATTTTATTTGAATCCAATTGACAACCGAATGTCATTAGAATTAGCTAATGTTTTAAAACCATTATTAGATCATCAGGATTATATAGAATCAGTTGAAATATATAATAATGAACATGTTGATTATGATTTAGATTTATTTAGAACAATGCATACGCCTGCAGGTAATTTAGGCGAATTACATGCTAAAGTTTTTGATTATGATTTTTCAATATTAAACGAACAATCTATTTTTATCGATGATTCATATAATGCAAATTTGCCAATATATGATATTATTATTAATCGTACGGAACGATATAATAATCCAAAGTTTCCATGGCAAGATATTTTAAATACACAATATGCAAATCACACTAAATGTTTTGTAGGAACTAGATTAGAATATGAATTGTTTATCGAAACTTATAATTTTTCTGATATAGATTATATACCAACAACAGACTTTTTACAAGTTGCTTGGTTGATAAAAAATTCAAAAATATTCATAGGCAACTGTAGTTCGCCATATGCTATTGCAGAAACAATGAAACATACATCTATACAAGAATCTTGTCAATGGTGTTTAACATGTTTATATAAACGACCGAATGCATATTACTTTATCAATGAGATTATACAATTATGACAAATAACATTTCATTACTAGTAGGCTTAAAAAATAATTTAGACTACAATAAACATTTTTACGAAACAACGAGAACATTGTATCCAGATGTAGAAATATGTTTTGTAAGTTATGGATCGACTGACGGAACTCACGAATGGTTAGAAACATTATCAGATAACAATTTGAATTATTTTTATTCAACTGAAAATAAAACATTTTCTGATACATTTAATAAAGCAGCAGAGTTAGCAACAAATGATTATGTAGCATATCTTCATAATGATATTGTGTTAGCACCAGGATTTATTGAAAATTTAGAAAAACACGTATCTGAAAATAATGTAGTTGCATATACCACAATAGAGCCGCCTATATTCGCAGATCATGAGCGTCCTGGTAAAATTATATATGATTTAGGTGACTCGTTAGAGACGTTCGATAAAGATGCTTTATATGAATTTGTTAAACAAGAACAATTAAAGTATTTAGACAAAACAGAGCCAGGCATTACGTTTTTTATGTGTATGCCTAGAGCTAAATTGTTAGATATTGGAGGTATGGATAATTTATTCAATCCAATGTTCTGTGAAGATGATGATTTAATTCGTCGTTGGAAAATGTTAGGGATGAATTGTTTTACTGCATTAGATTCCATATGTTATCACTTTGTTAGCAAGACATCTAGATTTTCTGAAGAATACCAAAATAGAACTCAGCAGATTGAACTAGCTTCTAATAGAAATTATATTAGAAAATGGGGAACTAAATCAAATGCCCCTAAATATGATATTGCAATTCAAGTTAAAGGATGTAATATGCAATTATTAGAATTGTTAGAACCATATTGCAATAGAATTTTTATTGATGATGAAATGGAAGTTTTATTTTCATATTATTATGAAACTGAACAACCTAAAACTAAGTTTGATTTAAAAACTAGAATCAACACTCAAGGATATGATGTTCCGAGTGATTATCATGATATAGTTGTTGAATGTAATAAAAATTCATTTGGACAACAAGAATTTGTTTATATAGTTCAACTTCCAGAAATTATAGAACAAAGCGGAGAGTTAGGAACATTTAAACTAGGAAACCTAACAATTACAATCAATCATTTAAACACATACGAAAAAAATCTCGTTAATATCGAATAAAACCATATTTATAATAAAGTTACTCTTAATAACTAGTTACGCCATTAATAATTTATAAAAAAGGAAAAAAATGGCAGGAAAAGGATTTAAGCAGATCTTTAAAAACTCGAACGATTACAATGAAAAAACTATCATTGGATTTATGTCTTTCGCAGTAATGACATTAGCAATGATTGTTGATCTAGTTACTGGATACTTCGGTAATGAATTGAAACTTAATGAGTACATTTACAATTCATTTGTAGTGGTAACATTAGGTAGTCTGGGTATTGCAGGTTTAGAAAAATTTGCAGGAAAGAAATCAGCTAGTTCAGACGAAAATTCAGAGGAACTTTAATTATAATTTAGGAGTTTTATGAGTTTAAAAAGTTTACAAGAACGAGCAGGCGTTGCCGCAGATGGAGCATTTGGCCCAGGCACGCTAAAAGCAGCAATGAGTTTGTTAAAGCTAACGCCAGTTAGAGCAGCACACTTCTTTGCACAAACAGCACACGAAACGGGTGGTTTCAAAGCATTTTCAGAAAATCTTAATTATTCAGCGCAAGGTCTTCAAGGGATCTTCGGGAAATACTTCCCAGGAACTTTAGAAGAGTCTTATGCTCGTAATCCAGAAAAGATTGCTAACAGAGTTTATGCGGATCGAATGGGTAATGGTAATGAAGCTTCAGGAGATGGGTGGAAGTATCGTGGTCGTGGTGCATTACAATTGACAGGTAAAGCTAATTATGAAGCATTTGCTAAATATTTAAACAAACCAGAAATTGTAACTAATCCAGATTTAGTAGCAACAACTTATGCATTTGAATCAGCAATGTTTTTCTTTGACAAAAACAAATTGTGGGACATTTGCGATAAAGGAGTTAGCAAAGAAACAATCTTAGCACTTACAAAAAGAATCAACGGCGGCACGCACGGATTAGCTGACCGCGAAGAAAAAACATTCAAATATTTCGGATACGTAAAATAATGGCATATACAAGAGAACAAATAGAAGCCGCTGTTAAAGCTAAAGGATATGTTTGGTTTGAAGGCGCAAAAGACTTCGATGTTAATATCATAGGAGTAAGAAATTCAAGTACAGCAAACAAAGTAACAAATGTATTTGATGATATAATGACTGTGTCGTACAAAGAAGGTGGAGAGTGGAAATTCGCTCAATGGCCTTGTACAACTGACCCAGGAACAAAAGGTGTTAAAGAATATCATAATGCTGCAGGTGTAGCTCGTTTAGTAGAAGGACAATATAGAGGTTCTCATACTTTAGGCTTGCACCAAGGTAAATATGAGGCTCTTAAACAAGCAAAACCAGTAAAAGTTTATCGTGATGCAAATCGTGATATGACTTATGACGAGAGCAAGATTGCTGAAGGAGTATTTGGAATTAATATTCACAAAGCAGGGGCAGATTCAACATATGTTGAGAATTGGAGCGAAGGATGTCAAGTATTCAAGAAGTCAGCTGACTTTGAAGCATTTATGGTATTATGCCGTAAAGCTGCGGCAATCCATGGTAAATCATTTACTTATACATTAATCGAATCAGCGGATATTAAATAATGAAAACAATTCCACTAACAATATCACTTTTAGCAACAACGACCATGACATTCATCGGTACATATTTTTATAATCTTACAATGGATTACTCCGATCAGTACTTGGGGTTGATCGCTGTGGTGTTGTTTGATGGGTTTTTTGGAATTATAGCAGGAACAAAACGAGAGGGCTTTCAAACATGTAAGGCCCTCAAAGTTTTACGTACAGCAGTTACATGGGTCATACTTTTAACGGTATTGTTATTAGTCGAAAAAGGTTTTAAAGGTACGTCGTGGTTGAGTGAAACAATATTAGTACCATTCATGGTATTTCAGTTATTAAGCGCCTTGAAGAATGCTTCAATGGCTGGTTTTATTAAAACAGAAGTATTAAACCGCATCATGGATGCATTTGACAAACACAAAGGAGAAAGAACCGAGTGAAACACGTAACAAGATTATTATTATTTTTATTAGCATTTATCCCAATGCTAAGTTTTGGACAATCTGGACCACCAGCTCCAAGTACTGGTATTTGGGCTATTATCGATACAACTTATACAGTTGGAACAACAACTCAAGGGGTAACAGAAGCTAAATTAACTTTAAAGAATACAACATTAACAAAATACACTGGTGTCCAGTTTAGAGTATTCTATGATAAAGTAGCATTCGTAAATGCATCAGTCGCACTATTAGGTACCACTACGAACCTAGATATGCAACAAGTAGTAAATGCAGCAAATGGATATATCACAGTAACATTGGTATATACTGGTTCAAGCTCTACTTATACATTAGCTGATCAAGAAACATTTA